ATGGTTTCTAGTTGACAAGCTGATGAAGGAGTCTGGACACTATGACTCCATCCTGGAGAGATACCACTCATGGGCTATCTCTGATCACGTAGGTGACAGAGTGGTTGCAAAATTCAGGCAGCTGGGCTTGCCGGTGAGAAGAGACACCATGAAAAAGCCATGAACACCAGACAAATCGCTAAACAGATCATTGCCTCAGTTCTGGCTGAAAATCTAGAGACCAAGGTGCCGGATGGTATAGCCACACAGTTCCTCATGATGGGTGATCCATTCCATGAGGATGAGGAGACCCTGATGAAGAAATACAGGATTCTCTGGGAGACTGTGGTCAAGAAATTTGACACGTTTTGGAGAATGGCCCAGAGTACCTCCCCAGAGACCAACCTGACAGCGGTGAAAAAGTACTTCAGGCCCATGGTGTACGACTACTACTTCAGACTTATTACTGCGGCTGGATTGCCACCTCTTAATGATGTTGAATACCACCTTTTTGCCAATATCGTTGAGCTGATCAATGACGATACTGCAGACTACATGAACATGGCCACCACATGAATAGACCAGATGATATTATCAACGCCTTGAGAAGGATCCAGAGCCGGGGGCTTCGTGAGGATGAGGGAGACATACTCCACGACATCTTGCATGGCCGATCACTCATGGACCAACGGGAGAAGAAGGTGGAAGCCTGGAAGGCATTCCTGGCCATGGACCTGGACAGCATGCTCAAGAGGGCCACTGGCCTGGACAACCTGGAGAAATTCAAGCGGACCTGGAAGACAGATGAGGAGTACGAGGAACCAGGCACTGATGAGCGTGCCCAGTATGAGGAGGCCATGTATCCAGGCATGGACATCTACTACCCCATTGAGGACAGAACCCCAACCATTGACCAGCTCAGAGTGAGGGTCCAAAAGGAGGTCCATGCCAAGCTGCGTGAGCTTGGTTTCAATGTCCAAAAATTGGGTTGGGACCCAGAGACCCTGAAAGATGTATCTGGCCAAATCAGGCGGGCCATTGAGGGCTATGTCAGAGCTTGGATCACCTACAATCGCTTGGATGACTGGGAGGCCATGAACGTACTCTACAGATGAAAATCACACCAGAGGACCTTATCTATGGTTGGGACCCACTCAAGGAGGACCCAAGATTGGGCTTCAAAAAGCTCACTAACAAGGAAGGGATCCTCCTAAAGGGGATCAAGCAGTATCTCTATGATGCTGAGTACATCTCTGGCTTTGGATCACCAGCCACAAATGGTATCATCAAGCTGAAAAAGGCCTTGAAACAGAAACAGGACGCCATAGACCTTGAAAATGACTCCTGGACCAAGAAAAAATTAGAGCATGATCTGATGTCAACACTCAGAAACATAGCCACTAACATCATTGATGAGGTGGTTGTGGACTCCTCGCTCCAGATGGAGAGGGACGGCTACGATTTAGCGGGAGACATACCCAGTGATCTTATGGGTGACATGGTGGAGTGGACCCTTGAACAGCTTATCAAACTAGGCATCCTTCCAAATGATGAAAATATCTTGGCTAGGATTAAACATTCATACATATGAGCACAACACAGGAGTGGAGACAACGCAGCCGTAAGTTGGGTGGTAGCAACCACTACGGATTGGAGTGCGGGCATATCCAGTCAGGTGGACCGGCCAAGATCACCGCTAACTTTGGTGACTTCAGCGTGAGGTTGGACGGCCACACCATGGCCTCGAACCTCAAGAAGCAGGGACTGGTATGCGATACTGACTTTCTGTGGGTCATGAACCCCACCTTTGTGCTCGTCAATGAGTACGTTGATGTGGGGTCTTTGCTGCCTGAGGGTCTTATCACAGAGAAGATTCTGCCCATAATCACAGGTGATGATCGTGATGATATGTCCATGTTTGCAATCATTGCCACGGATGCAAACACCGCCCAAAACATCTACGTCAGAGTGACTGATTCATCAGACAATGCGGCCTTTACCAAGTCCCTAAAGACCAGATACCAGGCTGAGATGAGACCCGATGAGGAGGACGAGAACGAGTACCCCTATCGTTTCCACGACTGGCTTATGGATCAGTTGCAGATGGACAAGACAGACGTGAGTGTGGAAACCCTGATGAGACTGCTTCAGGAGCAGTATGGTATTGAGGTGCCACTCAGAGAGGTCATGGGCAAGATAGCCTACATTCTTTGCAAGGCTAATGACGCGGCTCTTGAGACTTACGCATCCAAATCAGAGGCCATGGAAAAGTATTGGCCACACATCGAAGGAACCTCATACGAGCAGAGGTTCATCAATATGGTCACTGGTGCTGACATTCTTGACAGCCAGAGAGTTAAAACAATTACGTCGATGATTCTGGGTGATTAGGTTCTTAGTAACCTATGGCAAAGCATTTCATACATCTCCCAAATGGGAAGAGCTTCCAGATTCGAACTGAGCCTGACGTCGATGTCAAAAGTGTCCGTGATTTCATGGCCACTTCTGAGGCTGTGAACCTTGACATTGTAAAGGACCTGAAACCAGCCAAACTTATCCTCTGGGGTGATTGCCTCAAGAAGTCCTTTATCATTGTTGAGGAGGAATGAACACTCACGACGAGACCTACTTGGGCCTCTTGAAGAGGGTTCTTAACGAGGGTAAGACCAAGAAAAATCGTACGGGCATTGATACTATTGGTGTCTTTGGTGCTCAGGCCCGTTTTGATTTGGCCGAGGGCTTTCCACTTCTCACAACTAAGAAGGTCTTTTTCAAGGGTATTGTCCATGAGCTGCTCTGGTTTATCAGTGGCAGCACCAACATCAAGTACCTTGTCGACAATGATGTCCACATTTGGGATGATTGGGCCTATCAGAGGTACTTGAAATTTGTCTCTAAAATTGTGGTCATGGGTGGAATTGATAAAACCATCTTGAGTCAAGAAGACTTCATCCATCGCATCAAGACAGTGGATGAATTTGCCAAAATTTGGGGTGAACTTGGTACTGGCACATATGGTGGTATGTGGAGGGCTTTCCCATTCTACAATGACTACGATACAGTGGCACCAGTCATGGAGGAGAGGGACGCCCTTGACAGTGTGGACCAACTGAAGCGAGTGATTGAGAAGCTGAAGTCCAACCCAGATGACAGAAGACTTATCGTCTCAGCCTGGCATCCCTACTGGGTGGAGCACTGTGCACTGCCTCCATGCCATGTCCTGTTTCACTTCAACACTGAAGTGATGACACTAGACGAGCGATACGAACATGCCACTAACAAGGCTGTGGCACGGTGTGGTCCTGAAACACAAGAAAGCATCCAAGAAATGAATCACAAGGCCTTGGACGATGCTGGAGTTCCAAGGCGAAAGCTAAACTGCTTACTCTACCAGCGTAGCTGTGATCTCTTCTTGGGCGTGCCATTCAATATCGCCAGCTATGCCTTGTTGACACACATGGTGGCCCATTGTGTGGGCATGGTTCCAGGTGAATTTATCCACACCTATGGTGACTTGCATCTCTACCGAAACCATGTAGACCAGGCCAAGCTACAATTGACGCGGGCTCCATTCCCATCACCCCATGTAAGTTTGAATCTTGCCAAGCGAGATCTCTTCCATTTTAACTACGATGACATTCAGCTGTTTGGATACAACAGTCACCCAGCCATAAAAGCAGATGTAGCTGTTTAAGCCACACCAGCCTCTTTGTAAGTCAGCTTCACAGCGCCTGAGTCAATCAGGCGCTTTCTGTTTTTAAGGTGAGCCTCAGCAACAAGGGCCTTGTTTTCACCAAGGTATTTGACAGCTAGGCCCTCCTCAACCATAATCTCATTCAGAGACTTGGTTGTGTTTGTGGGGTCCAAGATGTCCCCAAGGATACGGCCAAACTTCTCGGTGGAGTCAGAGAGATAGGTGCGAACAATGACATAGCTGTTGCACTTCTCGATGAAGTGCTTGACATAGTCTTTGCTATGGGTGCCAAAAACCTTCTCAATCTTGTCCGCTGTGCGACTCTCAGGGGTATCTATGCCGTTGAACCTGACCTTCTGATTTGACAAGACCACATCAAAACCAAGGTCAATGTCAACCACAATGGTGTCGCCGTCAACAACCTGTTTGACGCGAGCATGGTACTCAAATGGCATAGATCAGATGGTTACTTCTTCAAACTCAAGGTCCATGTCATCACCTTTTTGAGTGTGAAGATCAACAAGTTCTTGGGCAAGCTGTATAATTGAACGACCAATTTGAGCTTCTCTACTATCTTCCGGAGCAATGTCATAGGGTTCTCCTAGTTGTATTTGTTTGGATTGTGGATCCGTTTGAAATGAGACAGCCAGCATGTCAGTGATCACATCATCGATGTGCTCCTTGACGCTCTTCTTACCACGGCAATGCCACTTCTTTCGACTCAAGCAATTTGGCTTGTTTCTGTCCTTGCCAGCACAGTCATATCCAGCTTTCTGTGAGATACCGTAGGATCTGGCACAGTAGGAATCCCCAGCAGAGGTACCGGGTTTGATCTTGTAGCCTTTGGCTCCGTAGGAAACAGTGCGTTTTCTGCCTGTCTTGGAGTCAGTGTATGACTTGGAAAATTTCTTGCCTTTGGCTGGCATAACAGGCTAACTACTGGTTATGGGTAACTTATTGTGGAGTGAGGAGTAGTGAGTGTGAATGGGCTCAGAATGGTAGTGGCCAGGAAATTACACTCAGTGGGCTTAATCACGTTGGCACTGTAAGTGATTCCAGCCATGACGATAATTGTCTCATTGGAGTGGAAACCGTCACCCACGATAGTGACATAAAGTGATGTGGGTTCTTGAACCACGTATGTGATGATGGGCGTATCATTCGGCTCTCTAACACCAAATGTGCCAATGTCAGTGCCGTCTATAGTAACGGTGTAGTTCCCGTCTGGGACTGAAGGAACTTCGAAAGACGCAAAATTGTCAGTCCACGTTTCTGGGATAACGTGTGTTTGACCAAACATAATGTTTGTGTTCAATAGTTTGGTGCCAATAATCTCAACATGGGTGCCAATTGGACCATAGTTTCCATTAAGAGAGGCCGTACCTTGCCAGACAGACCCGGGATCTGGACCCCACTTTTGGTAGAAAACTGAGGCCATATTTTGGACGTCCTCCAGAGTTACATCATACCAAGATGATGTTGTGTAACCCAGGTCCAGTTGGGCCCTAGCAAATGGGTGATTTGTTAACGTAATGATGACATGTTGCAAACCGTAGTTGTCATCATTCTGGTAGACGTGAACGCCTGGATTGGTCCATTCCAGTTTGATAAACTGGAACTGGTACGTCTTTTTGTCGACAGCGTATTGTATCTGCTCAGTCGTCAGCACAAGATACCTACGCGAGTAGTTATGCCATGCGAAAGGCCGCTTCACTACGTATTCTGGGTGAATCCTACGATTCTGACAAGCCAGCCAAGGCTAATACAAAAGAAATTCCTAAGAGTTTCTTCAAATATACCGTTTCTGGCCCTCAATTCCGGCCAGTTGGTGACGTAGTTCTCACAGACAATCTTGCACCTGGCACATACAAGATTGGCCATGACATGAATGGCATGTTTCTGGAGCAAGTCCAAGCCAACACTGACGAGATGATGGTGTTTGAGGACTCGCCTATGAACAAGGCCGTCGCTGAGATTGCGACGTTCTGGGACCGCAAGGACCACTACCAGAAGCTTGGATTGATGCAATCACGTGGCATCATCATGTATGGCCCACCAGGATCTGGTAAGAGTTTGGCCCTTCAACAAGTGGGCGAGGCCATGGCCAAGAAGGGCGACATCATGCTGATGGCTAACTCACCTGACCAAATCTCTGGGGCCTTGAGCGCAGTTCGTCAGATTGAACCAGAACGTCGTATTGTTGTGGCTTTTGAAGAGGCTGATGAGTTAGCTTCCTATGACGAACGCACTCTGCTCCGTCTTATGGACGGTGATCTAAAGGTGGACCGAGTTTGCTACCTGGCCACCACGAACTACATTGATCGACTCTCGCCCAGACTTCAACGTCCAGGCCGCTTTGACAAGCGCATCTATGTGGGTCCTCCCAAGTTTGAGCACAGACTGAAGTATCTCAACCACAAGCTGAAGGGAATTGCTGAAGACTCTGCCATCCAAGATATGGCCAAGAAGACTGAGGGACTTTCCTTTGGTCACCTTCGTGAGCTGATTGCTGGTGCCTTTGCTATCGGTGATCCAGTTGATGAAGTCATTATGCGTCTGCGTGACTCTCGCAACATCAAGGAATCGCGTAAGAGTGGTGCTGTGAATCGCATCATTGGCTAACATGCCCATCTCAAAGAAACAACTTGCACCAGTTGTGCAGTCATTCAAGGCCAAGGCTGAAACGCTGAGGCCTGACAATGACTTGCAGAATGCCATGGGCCCACAATCTTGGAATATCCAAGTTGGCAAGGCCACGCAAGACTTTGAGAACTATCTCTCCCGTATTGCCAATCGAATCCTTGGACGCCTGGAAAAAGGTGAGTATGCACCCACATCTGCGATGAATAATCGCAAGCGTCCCATGGATGTGGATGACGAGAAGAAAGAGCTTTCCAAGATTGGTGGAAAAGCCACTCGTGAGATATCTAAGATCCTTGGGGTCTAAAACAGGCACTCGTGAGGGTACTCGTGTAGTTAGTTCCATGACTAACAAATCACGAGTTGAAATTGGAGACACCTGGGGAAAGCTTACGATTATTGCGGAAGAAGGGAGGAATAGGTGGGGAGCTCGCCTGGTAAGATGTAGGTGTGAGTGTGGAAATGAGCGTGTCTACATATCGTCAGTGATAAAAAGAAAAAGTGCTGTCAGCTGTGGGTGCTTTACACGAAGCATCATGAAAGGTAGGCATCTACCTTATTTTCGAAAGTCGAAATACGGTTCGCCTGAAAAATCTGCCAGAAATGCCTTGTACATAGACTACAAGTCTAAGGCTAAGAAAAACAATAGAGATTTCAAATTATCTTGGTCTGAATTTGAGAAGATCACCACAGAGCCATGTTACTTTTGTGGTGATGTCCCACGGAGAGTGGTTAAAAGGAGAAAATCTCCCAATGAAGTAGAGTGTTTGGCTAACGGAATCGACAGACTTAACAATGATCTGGGATACACGGTTGAAAACTCAGTGGCGTGCTGTGAAATGTGCAACAGAGCCAAGTTAAGTTACCCACTTGATGAATTTATGGCCTGGGTAAAAAGAGCCCATGATCACCTGTTTGCTAAAAGAGGCTAGGAAAAAGTGTGCCATTTTGTTTTGTCTGTGGACCCATAATTCCAGTGACAAAATCATAGCCACGAATCTTTCGAAGTTTTTCCAGCAGTGCCAAACTATTTTTCCTAAGTCTAGGGTGCTGTTGATCCACAAACATAACTACCTCACTCTCATTCTTGCCTGTGGGTTTCTTTCTAATAAAACGGCCCAGAATCTGTGACATTAGTTCATGGCTGACAACGTGATCGGCCACGATGCCAGCCCTAAGCTCTGGTATACTAACGCCTTCCTTAACCAGTGGACTGACCAAGACAGCTCCAGGCGTTTTCTTGAGCCATTCAAAGGTCTCATCTCGCTCCTTAGAGTCATGGGTTGAAAAGAGTATCTTCACTAGGTCTGGATTCACAAGCTTTGAAATGCAAGCTTGAAGTATCAAGATGTGAAGTGTCCGGGTGGCCACAACCAGAGTTGGGTGGCCCTGATCAGAGAAGTGTTTGGCCCAGTCAGCAATGAGCTGATTTCTTTCCTTGAACTGAATGATGCCCATGTCATTCACACGTTCCAACAGACACCATCTGGATTCAATCTCCACGTCTTCCTCATCGACGTGAATGTGGTGCATGTTTTGGGTGGGTATCAATTCACCCTTGCGATCTCTCTTGAGACCATCTTCCTCACCCTGTCTGTAGTCACCCGTTTTCTTGTCTGGTTCAGCCTTTTCAAAGACAGGACCAATGTATTTGGCCTTCACCCACTGGTTGTCAATCAAGGCCCATGCTGGACTTTCAGGACGAGCTGTATGGGGCAGATGCGAGAACCTGTCCTTCCAATTCAGATTGTCAACAACATAGATTGTGGGTTTGGCCACACGACCCACGCGAATCAATGGATCAACCTCCACTCTGTTTCGTATGGGACCCACAAGACCATGAATCCTGGAAAAGGAAACTACGTCATCCTCACGTGTGGTGTCTGAGGCACCCAGTCTAAAGAAAGCTGGAGTTGACAGGAGTATTCTCTGCCAACTCTCACTGGACGAGTGGTGGCTCTCATCCACAAGGACAGTCATAAAAGTCCTGAACCATTTATCATAGGCCAACTCATCATAATTGGCATGCATACAAGCTGCAGTGGCCACAACCATATCCTTGCCATCGCAGTTTTTCTTGCCACCACCAAACTGAGTGATGTCCCATTCAGGAAGAAACTTTCTTGACTCACGATAGACTTGGTTGATAAGTCTCTCGGTGGGTGTCAAGTAGAGAAATCTAGATTCAGGAAATCTCCTCTTGATCATTGCGGCTGCTGCACAAAACATGGCCGTCTTGCCACCACTGACGGTGACCTTGTGAACGCCATGAGCGTGATTGAGCCATGAAGCAATACAGGATTTTTGGTTGCCATCCAACTCAAAGTCAGCCACTAGCAAATCATCAGGAATGTCGTCAACCACTAAACCATGAAAAGGACTCTTGATCAGCTTGTCCTTGTTGACTTCAATGTTGAGTTTTTTACATGCCTCAAGTATGGAGTCCTGAAGTCCACGAAGAGCCTTTCCAGCTTGGGGTGCGCTACGCTCAATAAGACGCATGTAACCATCCCAGCCCTTCTCACCACCTGTCATTTTATAGAGTTGATATGAGTCGGCTCTCCAGTAGTTTGGTGGGCGAATCTTGGTCTCATCCACTAGTGATGACAACTCCTTGGCATCACCCTCAATGTGGATGTAGATGGCTGTTTCTCGAAGAAAAATCATAGATCAAACCTGGACACCCAAGCATCTAGCGGTTGCCAGTTTGTTGTTTGGCCGTCTGGCAGAACATCCCACTTAAACATCTGGTACTGTCGTGTGATCCTGTAACCAAACAGGTTGAGGTAGGCATTCATGGCCAAGTGTCTCTCAACAGAATCGTGTGTCTCAAGTAAGATTGTCTTGAAGAAGGTGACATCACTACGAGACGCTGACCACAAGGCATTGTACTCCTGGCCCTCAACATCGATCTTCAGGGTGGCATTTCCTGAATACTGCGAATATCGGCTAGTAAACTCCCTGAGTGGAACTGCATAGACCTGATGGCCTGCATCACCAATAACGGAAACGTTGTCCTGATCACTGATCCTGACTGGAGTGTAGTCATGACTTATGGCTCTGTGGTCAATCACAAAACTGATGTGGTTGCCGAAGGAATGTTCCAAACGTTCAACATTCTTTGGATTTGGTTCAACACAGACAATGATGTCTGCGTTTCCAACAACACGGGCCATGTAGGCAAAAGTTCCAATATGGGCGCCTAGATCTAACACCATCTGTCCCTTGAAACAGTCCTTCTGGATGTCATAGCCATTTCTGGTGACTACTTCATCAAATACTCCGGGGTTGCCTTCCCTCAAATAGTTTACATCTATGCTTGACATATCTACCCCGCGTGCTACTCCTTTAAGTTATTTGGCATCAGTGTACACATTATTTTTTCAACAACTTCATTGAAAGAAATTGCGGACAAGACTGCGCATTGTGGCATCTGACCAGTAGGACAGTATTTCGGAAAAGATGTGGTATAGGCATGACATGGTGCCATGTGACAGGCGTCCCTCTTGAATATGGCAATGTGGTTTCTGTAATAAGACACCCGTGTCATTGGGTCGACAGGTCCCCACAGTCCAACGCAGGGTATGGACTGTGAACCAGCAATGTGTGCTACCATGCTATCGGGTGCCACACAAACTCTAGCACGGCCAATCATTGACCAAAGGACTCTTAAACTTGGAGAGATGTAGGGAACCACATTGATGGGATGTTCCTTGAGCATGTCATTGAAGACGTGAGTGTGGCCAATGCCATCATACACAGCATACCAAGTAATGTTTGGAAATGACTTGGCTATGTGGTGTAGAAGACTTACTGACTCATCAGGCGTCAAAGATCTAACACGTGAAGCTGCAGACAACTGATAGATGCCTATGGGCCTATTTCCAACAATCTTGTCCGTCATCAGTTGCTCATCAACTGTAAATCTAGGAGCCACAGACTTTATGGATGGGTCAATCTTCTCAGGGTTGATTCCAATCTTAAAGAGCATCGAGTCCAATGGATGCAACTGAGGGTGGTGCTCGTCCAAGTTTGACACCACTTCAAACATCAAATGATGATCGAAAAGGTTGAAGACTGACAAGTCCATGGGAAGAATGTTGACTGAACTTACCCACGGAAAATTGGACCAACACTCTGCATTGCCAGGATCCACAAGTACATGTACTTTGTACCCCATGTTGTGGAGGATCAAAGTAAGAGGCCAAGTCATTATTTGGTCACCATAGCCTCCACAGCCATTGTAGACCAGCACTGAACCACCCTCTCCCTGTCTAGCCACGAAATTGGCCAGTCTGGGTTCCAGCAAAGATTGCTTGAGGACTGATGCTTGAAACTCTTGGCTACCAGCCAACTTTACAAGCTGAGCTCGCCCAAAGATATAGTTGTTGCCCGGCAGGCCTTTGAATACAGACTGGCCAGAACTCTTGTTGAAATGCAGTTCAACGTGCTTGTGGAACGTTACAATGTTCATTGGAAGAGCTTTCTACGACCAACCAGCTTGTACCCACGACTGGACAGGCGAACGTCCTTAAGCTGATTAGTGTTGTCAATATCACTTGGATGTAGTATTTCACTAGCAGTTCCTTCAATCCGGAGAAACCGTTTATGCTTGAAAAGCTGTTCCAATAGCCCAGGGTCTTCTAAACTAAAGTCCCTGTCCCTAATCTTTGCTAGGAATTCTTTCACAAGGACAAGAACTGTAGTTAATGACGTATGAAGCTTAAGAAACAAGCTGGACAATTTAACACCTACAGCGCCGAGCTAACCTACGGCGAAATCCTCGTCCTTCGCAACGCCCTCAACAAGAGCCCAGGTATGGGCCCAGAGGCTGATGAAATGCTTGAAGGATTCAACTGGTACCTGGACAAGATGCCTGAACCTGGTGAAGAAGGCGACAAGAAGGAAGGAATCTCAGACAACCCCAACATGGCCAAGGACAAAGCTGATGACGCCCTTAGCCCAATGTTGCTGGAACCCGCCCCTGGCCAAGAGGAGGAAGAGATCGCGGGTGCCGAACGTGAAGTGGCCAGTGATGAAGAAACTTTGGCTGATAGACTTGGTGTAGCTGCTGAAGAGGAAGAAGAGCTACCTGAGCCGCCTACTAGATAATGAACACACCACTGCTGACAGATTCTCAGGCCTCATCGGCCTTGATCAAGGTTAATGCGTTGAACAACACATTGGCCCGTCATGCCGCAAAGGGTATCAATGCGCATGATTCTGAGGGTGTCGTGCAGTACCTGTTCACTGATTCTGGTGGTAATAGCCTGAGCCCACTCAGTCTTGTTTTGGGTGGTGCTCAGGCTAACACAGGTACGCCACAAAAAGTGTACCTGCCCATAGCTCAAAATCCGCAGTCAATTCCCACAAAATCTGACTTGCTGGTTAAAATCTACAACTTGTATGATAACCAGTACTTGTTTAGCAAGCCAATACCTGGACGGATCTATTACCATATCTCCAGTGGTGGACAGCCTGGTGGTAATAGATCGGGTGGTGATGGCCCAGGTTATCACATAAATCCTGCGGCCACATTCGTCAGTTTGATTCAGCAATTTGTGGCGTCTGAGGTTAACTTTCCAAATTTTAATTTTGGAGGTCCTTACATAGCTGAAATAACTGGAAACATAGTTGTGGATGTGGCTCAGAACTATACACTGAGCCTCTACTCAGATGATGCATCCTGGTTGTTTATCGATGGCAACCTTGTTGTGGACAACTCTTGGGCTGATGGGTGGGGTGGATGGGAACATGATATTGGGCCACACACTCAGAATGGAGTGGTGTCCACCACAAAAACAGTCTTCCTAACAGCTGGGTCTCATTCAATAAGAATTGTCAACCAGCAGGATGGAGTTGTGACAGGTTTGCTTTTTGCTTTGCCAGTGGGCATTCAGTATGAAACTCTGGTCCCAACGGGTCTACAGCAGTTTGATACATACACCACTTCATCTAATCTCTTTAATTTCAACGGCGTACTCTTTACAAACCAAGATGAGTTAAATGCCGGTTTGGCATACATAATACTGAGTGTGGAGAACAGCAGCCTGGCTGAAGATGTAAAGACTGCGATTATTACTCAACTGAGGATACAACCCTACGGAGACATTGATGCCACCTATTCAGTGGTGGTCAATTCAGTCACGTATAGGTTTAGAGTCAGCATTGTTTCCTCATCTGGGTCGATTACAGTCACCTACACACCATGAATTCCAATATCATAACCTCTTTTGAGACTTTAACTCAAGAGGAGAGGATAAATCAAATCAAGTCTTTGATAGAGGCCCACGCTGAGAAAACTCATGGTCAAACCCACTTGGGCCACGTGATCACCAATCCAGGTGTGGCATACAAAGATAGTGCTGGTCAAGATTGGCCTGGCTCCAATGGAAGAGTCAGCATCGTAAAGGTTAACGGCGTGCTGTACTACGTGCCATCACAGATAATCCCATGAACTCTTCAACGCTAGTAACTGAAAAAGCCACAGCTAGTCTTAGTGCTAGCATTGACAAACTCGTTGAGAACGTCAAGAACCACGAGGCTCTGACCATTGACATATCTCACTTGAATGTTGTTGTGGTAAATGAAGCTGTTTATGATAATGCGCCCACTCCATTTGATGACTCGCCCAACTCACGCTATGGAAATAAGGTAGGCACAGTAACTCTGCAAGTGCGTCAGAATGGAGTCATCTACAAGATACCAGCTAGTCTATCACCATATGGTGTTCCACGAGTTCCAGTAATAGGCGTACAGCTACAAACTCAAGCCTTTAGTTTGGCTCCAGAGGGTCAGCCACAACCCAATGTGGGTGTATCATGCCAGTTTACGGCCACTCAATCCACGGTAGTAACCTGGCAAGTGTATCTTAGCACCGGTTGGACTGACATGAATTTTGCCTTCCTGTATTCAGGTGGTAATCAGTATTCTTCATTTCCTTCAGGCGGCCACACATTTCAAGCGTACCAAGCCACATTCACTTACACAAATGCTGATGGCACATCAGGTAGCACGTCATTGACTTCAGGGAATGTGCAGTATACCACTCCAAACTACCCACAACCTACTACACAGACTGCCGCATTGGTACTATCATTCCTTTCTGGAGACACTACAGACGCCATCACCCTGGGTAAAATAAGGCTGAAAATTGATAACACAGCCATTGGTGGTGGAATACGTTACTCGGGGGAATGCACTTGCATATTAGAGGACCAAACTGGATCTTGGATTGTGTCAGCCCTAGACCATCCGTGGACGCCACTTGAATTGAACAGGCTATTCCGTTTCAAGGTGTGGTCTTACACTCACAATCCAGAGGAGACAGCCATCTATCGTGGCAAACTTGGAAAAGAGTTGGTGCAGCGAATGGTGAACCAATCAGCTGATTTTTCTGTGCTAAAAGAAAAAGTCATTGCTATGCTCAATGAAAGCATGACAATGACTCGTAGATTCCAGACCTATAGAGCTCTGATAAAAGAGTGCTTCAAGAAGTATTGGCCTGATTGTCCTGACGCTTATGTTCACAAGGAACTAGGCAACGACAACGCCAATGTATGAGATACTGACGCGTGTATCAGAGGTATAGCCTGATGGCAGCGTAATGGTGATATTTGAAAAAGGTGATCCTGCAATCACCTTGTAAGTTTGTCCACTGGACTGGAGGACGTCGTCCACTGTCACAGCAAAGAATGTGTTTGAAGTTGTAAATGGAGATGGCAGAGTCAGCACCAAATTGCCAGTTCTCATCATCACTCTAAATTGACCTTGGGCTATCTTAAACGTATTGGCACCAATAGTTATCGTCGTTGTAGCCACAGTCAGAGTGCTAGCACCATTGACTAGTGCGGCATAACTTCCTGATGCAGACGTTGTGGTGCCTGAATAGTTGGCACCAATATTTACAGTACCAGTGGTGATGGTGTTTGAACTTGCTGAGGCACCCGCAGCTCCACTGATGCCAGCTGGAGCGACTTGCTGACCGCTTGCAATGTTAGTTGCAGCAGCGGCATTTCCAGTGTATCCGGTGTTAGTCAGAACTACAGATGTAGCACCACCAATGCTGTAGACTGTGAAGTAACCGGCCGTTTCAACGTATACCACCTGGCCAACAGCTATCCAAGCTGTGGTATCAACGGCTACTGTCACATTGGCTGAAGGTGACGGCATTACAAACAAGGCCGAAGTAGTTGAGTATGCATTTCCACCCACTGGGCCACTGAAACCACTGAAGCCAGAGGCTCCTCTAGTTCCACTGAAACCAGAATTGCCAGAATAGCCAGAGTAGCCAGACTCACCAGAACCAGAGCCACCAGATGATCCAACAGTGGGAACAAGCAGTGATCCTTGAACCTCGGCCACTGGTCTCATAGTGATCTGAACATCACCACAAACAGCAGCTGACGAGCTGCTAATGTTGGTCACCTTGAGGACAAATTCACCCTCACCATAGAATGTTGTTTGGCCACTGACCTCTGAGAGTGTCGACGTGATTGATGTGCCAGTGGTTGAACCATATGTGGATGACCACAGAACTTCCAGTCTGACGGTATTTGATGGTGTGGATGCCACAACCACATTGAGTATTCTGGCCTCAAAGCCAGATGGTATACGGTAGTTTAGAATTGTGGCTGATTGAGAGGCACCCAGGGATATGCGTGGAACAGGCAGGTCAATGATCTGTTCCTTGTTATTGACTTCTGAAATGATCTGGTTGATAACGGCCGCAAGGACATTATCACGCTCTGCCAGGTTACGTGTGGCAAACGAGATTGTCGCAGCCGAATTAGCATCAGTGGATGTAAGATGTCTTACATCACCGTTGGCATAATTTAGACCGCCAGCTTTAGGCAGTATCAGTGGAGTAATCATGGGTTGTAATTGTATTCAACTCTGTCAGCGAATGACTTATAGAGCTTTAGGTGAAATCTCACTCTTTCGTCCAAGAAAAAGTATCGTTGTACTTTCTCTACTCCTTTCTTGGACCGCTTAAAATTCATCGATACTGACTTACCCTTAATTATCTTGGGTGTAATTGAACCCACATGGCCCAGACTCACCTTGTTGAGATTGACCACAGCCTCCTCAACAATGCTTACCAAACAGTCGTGAACCTTGTTGGCATCAACGTAGGACAATTCACAGTCAGTCATGAACCGACGAATTATCTTAGACTTGGTAATTGACTTCTGTTTGGTCATGTGTAATTTAGCCCAAGACTAAGAAACTGATTAAGAGCTTGAACTTGAATGTTAACGTTCAATTGTCGCTGATTCGGCAGTCTCTCTGTAGCGATTGAAATGATGTTAACTCTGGGTTCAAATTTCGAAATAGCCTGAGTTACTTCCTGCTGAACTTGGGCCTCAAGCACCGATGTGTCCGGCTCAAAAACCAACGTGTGTATCTGAGTACCAAAATCAGGGTTCATCAAGCGCTCACCTTTCTGAGTGAGCAGGAGATTTTTTAGGTCTGATGCTATAACTTGGATATCTGAACCACCATTCAGTACCCAGTCACCCACCGACGCGTTGTCAGGAAGGATGGGTCCACGAATAAATCCCCTGTTGACTGTTATGACGGCAGCTGAACCAACATCCAAATAGATGATGTTTAGGTCAGTCTCTGGCAGAGGTGACTTGAAGTTTTGACCAAGAGTCTTGATGACATAGAATCCCTTGTTGACATATGTATGTGTGTATGTCTCAGTGAACTCATTGTTGGCCTTAAGAGACCTTGGGATTGATGTAATAGTTCCATCACCCCAGTCGATAAGTCCAGCCACATACGTAAGGGCAGGGTTGGTCTCAGTCAGAGTGACGGAGACAGTTACAGTTTGACCCTTTAGAGTATGGACGGTGGACGTGGTCATTTATGCAGTCGTGAATACTTACGCCAAGCCGAATTAGACGCCTCATCATTGGACTCAAACACTGGAGCAGGACCTTGAGATTTTTCTTGAGGCTGTGGATTTTCCAAAGACTCCTTAATGGTCAGAGCAGTTGGACGTGACCTCTGTTGATTCTCAGTCAAAGGTCTCTTTGAGTTCAGAGCTGATTGATCCACTTCGAAGTTATTGCCAGCGACCATGCGAGCACTATCACCAACGATAATACCATCATCCTTCTTGATTCGTGGGACGGACAGTACGTCAGATGGCTTGCGGTATTTTTTCTTGTGGTGATTATCAATGGTGGAAGACTCCACAGCAGCTTTGATCCTCATCATAATCTTATCCTTTTCAGGGTCAAGACGAGAACGAATGGTTTCGAAGATTCTCTTCAGGTTGTCAGGATTGGTCTTGGCCTCAAAAGCAGGAGCCTCAGAAGGTGCAGGAAGAGCCGTCATGAAGACGTTGACCACATTGTCTGGCAGTCTAAGATACCGCTTGAAGATCAGCTCCACCCAAGCTTCCTTTGGCAGGTTGTAAGCTGTCATCACGTCAGCCAATTTTCCAAGAATGTCAGCTTGGGTGGATAGCAACTCCAACTTCATCTGGTCTTCCAAGCCACCAATGTCAGCCATCTTGGCCTGGATGTTCAGTGAATCAAGGTTGGTCTTGCCCTTCAAGATGGCATGGAAATTGCCAAGCCACGTGTATTGGGAAAGGATTGGCTTACGAATTGAACGGACCTTACGAAGGAACCGAATGTCTTGGGCCAAAAGAGACTTGCCTGATGGCGCATTTTGTCCGCCAGACTCACCAATGCCAAACCAACTCTTGGGCATACCAAGGATGGAATAGAAGAGATCAGTCAGCAACTCAATGTCATAGACGTCTGGAACATTGGCTGTTCCAGCCAGCTTAGTGATGGTATGCTGAAAACCTTTGGGCATGGCCACCCATAGGACTGAGTCCAAAGCCCATGGGTTGTAGAAGCTCTTAAAATCCGTGGGAGCAGCCATGCTGTCAGTTGCACCCACACCAAATGATTGCTTGGAACGAAGCATCTGCTTCCACCGCTGAACCGTACGCATCTGGTCAGCTGGTGCTTGTTCCTGTACGTCGATGTTGATTACATAGCGATCTGGCTGAACCTGAGCACGATGTACGACCATCTGGTCCACAGCCATGCGCAGTTTCTTGTAGATTCCTTGAGCCTCGTCATAGATGGCTTCGCCATACTCAGACGTACGCATGCGGAACATACGACGCATGTGCATGATGTCCCATGGATACCAAAGATCTTCGGCACGTCCTTGAGTGGCAGCAATGGCTGCACGAGGAATCTCAGTCACGCCATCCGCAGCCACGAAGATATCACTGGCTCGTGGCTTTCTGTCTGCCCACTTAAAACCAATGCACTGGCGATTCTTTTCAAGCCAGTAGCGACGCACATTTTTGGGGTGGATGAAGTGCAGACCCAACACACCTTCGCCTTGGGCATACTCAATCTTTTCGTAGTGATTTCCAAGAGCAGCAAGGTACCAAACTTGAGAGTTGAGAATGTCCTCAACGCCAATCAGGTCAAGCATCTCATTGAGATCATCCTCAAACTGGGCGTCATTACACTCAAACCAGAGTGTGCCAGGATTGATAGGATCTTTCTGGGTGGCTTCCTCAACAAGCTCAGTCAAGGCTGCGGCCATCAAGTCCCAGGTGCCCATTTCCTCCCATAGATCAAGGACCTGATCCATGGATGAAGGACGCTTCATGATAGTCGCGTACTTCATCCAGGTGTCTGGATTGGCTACTCGACTGGCATCAATGAAGTCGTCTGTCAGCTCTTGGTTCGCTGACGGAGTATTCGCACGAGGAATAATCGAGCTGACAGGGTCACCAGAACCGATGAAGCCCATCCTTCTCAGCAGCTCTGCTCCTATGGTGCTAAATTTCATATTTTCTTGTAAACTAGGGTAGAGTATGTTCTCTTAACCATGACAGAACAAGGTAAAGTCAAGACTAAGCGGCCGGGTAAAGAAGCAATCATTGCGTTCAGACTCGAGAAAGACGATGGTCGCCGCCTGGATGAGGTTCGTGAAGGCTTGTCAATCACCAGCGTGAAGTCACGTGGCCACATGTGCCGTAAGATTGTCAAGGACTTCCTCATGGGGCGTCTGATCTACGTCACGCCGCAACACCAGTTGTTGGACCCTGCTCGGAATCACTCGAGTCATCAAGATCCTTTGGAGCTAGCTTGACTCTGAAAGCAAAGTGAGTCTGGCCCTTCTGCTCGAAAGAGAAAGAGGTGTTGGGTTCAGCAATAAATTGCTTGATCACATCAACCTGCTCTTCAGGAACTTTTCTGAAGAGTAGTTCGACTATGTAGTCATTGCCCTCCTTCAAAAGCTGGGTGGCCTCAAGAAATGACATCAAGGCAGGTGAAGTCATCAGTCTTAGGAGAAGACGGTCAACGTAGGCCTTGGCCTTCTCATCTAGACGATCACTGTCAAGATCCTCAACTAGAAATTGGAGAATTCGATCAATTGTCACGGCTTAAGTACAGTTCTTGAGTTTGTGATTGAAACTATCAAAGCTAATTGGAAATGGCGCACGACTGATGGTCTGGCTGTGCCAGTTCCAAATGTCACAGTCTCTGGTTTCGCAGTGGACCCTGAGGGTTACTTCCCCTTGATCTACCGTGGACCAAATGTCCGCTCAGCTAAGAACTGCTGGTCATTGCCATCTGGTTTGCACGAATGTGGTTTTACCTTGGCCCAACAATTTGCAGTTGAGCTCAAGGAGGAGCTTAACCTTGACGCAGATTACTCAAAGGCCAAGATGGTTGGTGTTTACGAAAATATCGCGGCAGTTGATAACTGGCACTGGGTGATCACTGCCATGGTCATGCCAGTTAAGACGCTGGACACCATGGTGAATAACGAACCAGAGAAACACCCAGAAATGATAAAAGTGCACTACACAGAGTTGTCAAAGAAGATTCTTGATCTCCAGTGGGCCCCATCACTAGGGCCATTCCTGAAGGACAACTATGATGTCATACGTAGTGCTATTATGGACCTGCTCTAATGCGATTCCTAATCTATGGTGATCTCCAGGCTGCTGATGGCCATGAGAGATGCTTCAATGACCCAAGCATGCCACTGCAAAGGTGGCGTGTCAATACCTTCATGGAGTTTCTTAGAGAGACTTATCTTTCTAAGGATTGCCAGGGTTTGATTGACCTTGGAGACACCACGGATGATCGTCAGGCCATTCCAATTCCCACAATACATTCAGTTCTAACACCACTTTCAAAATTTCAAGGCCACAACATCAAGCTCATTGGCAACCATGAGCAGTGGCTTCGTAGCACAGAAGTTCATCCTGGTGTCATGTACAGTGGCATCTTCACTGTGGTTAAGTCACATGAAGTGATTGATATTCCAGGTTGCTCAGCCGTTTTTGCCTGTGTCTCCTACATTGACAATGAGGAGGAGCTGAAGAAGACTGTCACTGAGACAATCAAAGCAGCTAGGTCTGTGGCAGGTAAGCGTAAGGTAATTCTGCTGGGCCACTTCTCAGTCCAAGGTGCTATGGCTCATGGCATGGCGCTGCAAGACGGACTTGTCAATGAAGACATACCCAAGGTTGATGCAGCCTTTCTGGGACACATTCATAAGTTTCAAGAGTTTAAGCCCAAGCATTTCTATGTAGGTTCACCATTTCAACAAGACTTTGGTGAAATTAACGAGACCAAGTATGTGATGGTCTTGGACACGGACACCGGACGAGTTGAGCCGGTGGATACCGTGATGCCCAAGTACCACAGACAAACGCTTGACCAGTTTGAAGCTACAGTCCGAGCTGAGTCTGAGGACCGGTTTGAAGTTAAGCTAAAGTCCTTTGAAGAGGCCCAAAGATTCTATGGCCACCCACTCTCGCACAGAGCCATACCAGTCTATGACTATGTGGAATCAGCTCCCAATCAGCCTAATGTGGAGTCAGTTCACAGAGAGATAGTCTTTGATGTTCACAGTCTGATGAAGGCCTACGTGGAGAACAACCCACCAGCTAAGAAGGGCATTGACATACCTGATGAAGATCTGTTGTCATTCGGCCAAGATCTAATGTCTCACTAGAGTTATACGATTGATCTTGAATTGCGGGGCAGGTTTACATTCCGAACATCGACACTTAATCTGCACAATTGAACGGGTTCGAGTGAACCCTAACCAAAAACAACATGAACCAAGTCAGTCAAGTCAGTTTCGGGACGGACGCCACGAAGTGCAATGGCTACTTGCAGTACGCTAACGAGCGCCTTGGAAATCTCGATCTTATCATCGAGAACACCTCAGATTACGATCTGTATTTCCAAGCTAAGGTCGCTTCTACGCTCACTGCGAGTGGTTTCACTAACGTGGGTTCGGCGGTCACCGTCAAGCCACGGGGTGTAAAGACCCTCAGCTACAACATCCTTGCCAAGAAGTTCGGCTTCTTTGGTTCCGGTGTGGACAGCTCTGGCAATGCTAAGTCAGTCACGGCTAACGTGTCGACTGTGCTGCGCAACAAGAGCGATCTGCGCGGCGCCCAGGTCGACATCGTCAACGCTGGCAAGCGCGGTTGGGGCTACGATCCGATCTTCAACGATCCGGTCATCGGCAAGTACTGGGGCAATCCTCCGGATGCTCCAAATGGTACCACGCCTCCATCCGATGGTTACGGTGGCGTGTCCGGTGGCGGTGGCGTGTAAGCCATTACCACTACAGCAAAACGGCCTGCAGAAATGCAGGCCGTTTTTTCGTGTAGGTGTATGAATCAACCTTGAAGGTGACCGTAGATGAAGTTGTCTTGGATGAAGCAATACACCTTGCCATCAATGTTCAGAGGAGTCAAACGACCACGAGCTGGGAAGATCTCGTCACCGACATTGGCCTCAATTTCGGCCTGAGGGCCCTTCTTGGCCAGCTTAAAGTGGTGTAGCTCAGTCTGGGCTTCTTTAGCCGTATCTGGGATAATGATCTCGCTCTTATTCTCAAAGTAGGGTTCAACCAAAAGCCAATGACCCATCATGTCAATTGAGTCAAAGCTGACAACTTTGCTGTTGAGACGACAAATCATGTCAGCCTGGTGCAGTAGCAACACAAGTTGGTTATCAATCTTAAAGGACGCATTAACCTGCTGTGCGCCATCGATCTGGTAGAGGTAGACCTCACCCACCTTGGCATAGATCTCCTTTGTGGTTCCATCCGGATATTTGCCAGAACCCACAGCCACGCACTTGCCATGGACATGGTTTTTGGTTCGGCTCTCTGGCAGTGCAATCTTACCCTCGTAAGCTTCCTCTGTGTTGATGACGGCAATGCGTTCACCAATTGGTCTGATCTTGGTCATAGTTTAAGCAGTTCAATCTCAAGTTGTGAGACCGCTGTGTCATAGAACTGGCGATTTAGAAACTGATCCACAGCGAACTCAACATTGTCATTAGCATCCTGTGTCTTGCCTTCTGGGCTCTGTGGTATGTGTGCCACAGAAAACCGGCAACGATTCATGAATTTTCTGGCCTCTTTGAATGCTGACTGGGTGGCATCAGCATCATACATGACACAGACCTCCTTAATGGACCTGATAGCCATGATCTTTCTTTCCTGCATGGACGAGATGGAATGCTTAAAGACAGCAATTGGAACCACTCCAGTTATGCCACGTCGATAGAATTCCTGTCGTAGTGACATTACATTAAGGATGGATTCAACGACGACCACAGTGCTTGCACGCATCTCACGAGCCTCATCCAAGTTGTAGACCCAACATGATGAACCAAACTTAAGCTCATTCTTAGACGGAAACTTCTTAGTGGATTCGCCGGGAATATCCACATAGGTTCGTCCCTGGTAATAAACCACACGACCCCATTCGTAGACTGGAAATATGGCAAAGGGTTCCCAGAGCTCAGAATCACGAGTGAATCCCACACCAGCATCAGCAAAAATCTCAACTGATAGGTTTTTCCTCTTGGCCATCTTGCCAATGAGTTTGTAGTAGGCTGAATCTGGCTCATCTCGCAAGGCAATGAAACCCCTGGGAAGTTTAACATCCACCAGTGATGGCACATAGGTCCTGTCTATCCGGTCAATCTCATCTGAGAGATCCACGAGGGAATCAATGCTTACGGATTGGGACTCACCCTCCTCAATGGAGTACCCAAGTGACTTGGCCCATTTGACAAAATCACCACCCTTATTGCATCTCCAACAGTTTGTCTTGCCAGACTTTACGTTGATGGACCTGTTGCCAGTCTTGTCTCCACAGTTGGGTTCAGGACAAACAATAATCAACTCATCCCTGGTGGTTCTGTCGGGAACCACTGAGAAGATGGCATGAACCTCAGATATCAGAGCCTGGCCATTCATGTGTAGATATTGTGTGAAGAACGTAAACGATCACATTCAAATTGCCGAGAGCCTGGCTGGATTGAAGAAACCCAACCACAAGGTTCGTTCCTCTGGACCTTCTGTGGCTGACAGCCTAAGAATCCTAGAAACCTTGCGCAAGTCCGATGAGGACAGAGCCAAGGCGACTAATCCTAACAAGCTGGGCCACACCCCAATTCCAAGCTAATTGACATAGACTACGCCATCAGGTGTAGAGAGTAAAACGTCTTCGCAATAGAATGACGCTCTAATCTCAACGCCCTTGGCCGTACCAGTCGTGTCGAGTTCACTAATGCCTAGGTTGCTTAACCAGGCATTTTTTAGTATGTGGGAGGATGCCGTTGACAGTGATGTGCCAAAGGCTGAGTCAGTGAAAGACGTGGAAGTTTCTTGAGGTCTGTTGCCACGCAGAAACCTACAAGGCAGGTCCCACCTAGAAGGCAATGACGCTCCATAGTTGTTGGCTTCAGAGATGTATTCAGTGGCTTCACCAGACATAGCACCACGGCCAGCTCTTACCCGGGCCCTCCACTTGTAGAGCAGATGGTATATGGGAGGGTAGACTTGGCCTGTCTGGGGTATGGGATAGAAGAATGTCATGCTTACGGCATCCACAGGCTTGTCATACCCTGGTAGGTAGTATGGGCGTGAATCCCGTTTGAACGCCTCCGCACTTATGTCCAAATCTGGCAACTTCAATGACTTGACGTACAGCCACGAATTGGGTAGTGTAAAGTTCAAACTGTCAGCCACCACCTTGAAATCGACAAACCAGAGATCATCTCTCTGTTGGTCAAGTCCCTGTGTGGAAGCTGAACCCCAAATGTTTTTGGACGCTATACGCATTCTACTATAAGTAAATGGAATCACAATATCCAGGAGTCTACACCGGATTGGTTGAAGACAATAAGGACCCAGAGAAGCTTGGAAGGCTCAAGGTTCGGGTGCCCATTGCGTATGGAAATTCGAGCCAGGTTTCCACGGCTCAACTTCCATGGGCGCTTTCTCGTGGTTTGCCTGCTGGTGGGTCCTCAAAGTCTGGTGGCATAGATTGGTTGCCAGACATTGGTGACCAAGTCTGGGTAACATTCTTGGACGGTGAGCCTGAGAAACCATTGTGGGAGTGGGCCACCCAGAGTCGACCTCAAGCCAAGAAGTTTCCTCTTCACCAATACGACAAGAATGGCAAGCCGTTTAGAGCAGCCCTCACCAAGTATGGTCACACAGTTGAAATCAACGAGACTTCAGTGCTTCTGGTTACGGCCAAGGGCAACGTCATACTCTTGGACGATGGTGTGGATGGACTGATCATAAGAGCCAACCAGGATCTTCAGATAAGCGTTCAAGAGATCAACGCTATTATCAGCTCACTCCAAGTTAGTGCTGCTGATCAAATCTTCTTTGAGACGCAGAAAGGCTTTTCAGTAAAAGCTACTGACATGGCTATCTCACTGGATGAGGACCTGATACAGATTGTGGGACGATACTCACTCTTTGTGGGCGCTGCGCTATTCACCATCATTGACGGCACCGTAACACTGGCTGACGCAGCTGGTTCAACAATTGTGTTTGATGGTAATGGAAACATTGCCATATCCACAGGCAGTGGATCATATGTCAGTCTAACACCAACCACGGTGTCAGTATCAACACCAGACCAAAGTTCAGTAATAATTGGTGAGCTAGGGATTCAAGTCTCAGCTCAAAATATCCTGATCAATGGTGGCAACATAGCCTTGGGTGCCACGGCTAGAACGCCAGTGGTGCTGACAGACTTGATGCTAGCGGCCTTCAATTCTCATACTCATTCAAATGGCAATGATGGATCGCCCACTGGAACGCCTATTGTTCCTTTAACCCCGCAAATGATAGGCTCCACAACCACAATAGCTCAATAGCATGGCCACCTTACCCTCAGTTGGAGTCAATTGGCAGAGATCCTCAGTGTCGGTGGACAAAGCGTCCAACACTATCACAATTGTCATATCTCTGCCACTGCCCACGGTGGCTTTGCCACCCATATCATTTGGCTTTCCACCCAAGCTGCCACTGCTTAAAGTTCCTATCATTCCAGAAGCTTTACGAGCAATTGCTGCTGCACTAGCTCAACTGCAGAAGATCATTGAAAAACTGCTGTCGCTTATTCCAAGAGCGGCCATACGACTCGTAGTGAAATTGGGACCAGTCACAGTAATAGACGAAACATTTACAACGGCTGATGCGCTAGCCGCCACAATTGCTTTGTCTCTGTGCAACAAGAGCAAGAAGTAATATGGCAAACTATAATGGATGTGAAATTATTGATGCTGCCATAAGTGGCATGGTGTCAAAGATGGGAACTCTCAACAACAAAGTCAATGGTTTGAGGAGATTAGCCCAGCTTATAGAGCAAGCGTCTGATCCTCGTACCCTGATTCCAGACATTAACGCGCTGGTTCCAATTGACAGGATTGACGTACAAAGCTACGAGAATCTTAGAAACTCCTGTCCATTTCTAGATCTTCCTTCAGCCGCAGAGGGACTAGCGAGACTAAAGTCCGATCTGAATCAGGCTTACAATGCACTTATCGCCAAACTGAGGCTTCACCCATTTCTTCAGCTTCAACGGCTTGTAGACCAACTTGATCGACTCATTGCACAGTCTGGCGTGGACTATGCTTGCGTATTGCAGTATCTGCAGTGTGCTCAAGCTGCATGTCAAGCTGCTGCTCAGATATCGGCCACGCTAGAGAGGAACGCCACTATCGTTGATGAGTATGGCAAGAACATTCTAAACACAACATCTGCTGTGCTTTCAGAACGGGCTCAAGCCAAAGTAACGGAGATCAAGAGTGTCATAAGCCAGGTTGAAAATCTGTCCAATCCATAAAAGTATTTAAGATCATGAGACCACAGGGTTTTGTAACCATTTCAAAGTTGACTCGTCCTGATGGGCGAGAGATATCCACACAGGAGGCTGTTGACAAGGGTCTCATCAAGCCACTATCCAAGAAGCCATCTGGCTGGGGAATCCAGAAACACGAGATACCTCTGGGCCACAATCTATTCACGGATGAAGGTCGCCAGACCATGGCCTATGCCTTTGGCTTTCGTAGTCCCATTGTGAACTACGTCTGCACACAGTTTGGAATTGGAACTGGTACTACTCCTCCCAAGGTTACTGATGTGGCCTTGGAATCACCACTGACTTTCTACGATTCAGACTCCAGTGGAACCCCAGACAGCCAGTATAAGCCCATAGCTAAGGCTTCTTTTCCCTATCCATTCATTGTGGATATTGAACTTCCACTGGCGTACAGTGAAGCTAACACCTATCTCATTACAGAGTTGGGTCTATTTACTGGGTCGAGTGGAGGTGGTGGCAACACACTACTGGCCAGAAAGGTGATCCTCGGCTACAATAAGGATTCCAGTTTGGCTCCCACATTCGTGTGGCGCCTTCGCTTCTAACGCTGTAGTTAACACGAAGAGATTTTATGCCAGTAAAAATTCAATCTGTGGGCAAAGGAAAATACAGGGTTTCAACTCCACATGGAACCAAGGCCAAGCATACCACCAAGGCCAAAGCTGAGAGACAAAAGAGACTTCTCAACGCCATTGACCACGGTTGGAAGCCCACTGGCAAGCCACCTAAAAAGAAGACTCGCACTGAGAGCCTCGCCCTAAAGGTTGTTCAAACTCTACTAAGCTAACAACATGCATACTTTCATTCAAGATACCAACACAGTCACGTCATCCACACTCGAGATGTGGAGAGTGCTTCAATCCAGCCCAATCAACTTCTTCGTCACACTGAAGAATGTGGGTGACAACAACATCGACTACCAGTTTCAGGAGTCGTCTGATGGTGTCACGTGGGCCAACATTGCTTCCACAAGTGGAACACTCACTCCATCAGGCGGAAGTCAAATCATCTCGTACAAGATCAACTCCAGCTTGGCTATGGTGAGACTGACGGCTTCAGCCAGCAGTGGTTCAACCATTGACTTTGCTGTGAGTCGTTACTTCAACAGAGCTCAGTATGGACCTCTGCCACTCTTATCTCTATGAACACTGAGACAAAAGCAGCCAAGCTGATATCAGCTTTGTTAGGCGAAGAAGGCCCTGATGACTATCTCAAAAACTTGGGAATAGTTCGTCAGTCAAAGACGTCCAATCCACCGCCATCACCAGACAAACCGATTGACATCAAGCCAGACAGTTTGACTGGCAAGTTGTTGAGTGGAACTGCCCTGGACTATGGCAGTGATGACATGGATGCAGATGACCTTCTTGAAAAGTGGGCTGATAAGCGTTTACCAAGAGGACTAAGGGCTGATCGCGATACAGTTGAAGCCCTACTGGATGATCTAGGCTCTAGCATTGATGAATACATCGAGTACAACGAGGAGATCTACAACAAGATAATCGAGCAAGTGTCTGAAGCACTTGAACAAAGTAAGGGTGATCCCAATGGCTGGTTTGAGCGGCTAAAGGCTAGTCTGAGTGATGAGGAGGATAATGAGGCTTAAAGGTCGTCAATTGACGCTTTTACTCCACTATAATAACCTGACGAATACTGCTCCCTGATTTCACTGAGATTGGCGTCACCTAGTTCATCTGGGTGACGCCAATTTAGTTTCTGTGGGCCAGACTCAAGGACAGCATCTTGGTGGAGAATGGTGGCCTCCAAACAATCGTAAAAGGTTTGCTTAAGTGACTCTGGTATCTGATCGTCTATAGTCAACACTGCTTCCTCAAAGGAAGCTCCAGCAGGAACAGCTTCAAATAGCTTAGCTACCTTTGCTGGACCCCAGCCCTTGATGCCTGAAATGCCATCACCTGGATCACCCAATATGGCCAAAGCGATTGATATGTGAGATGGCTTCTTGATTGACCACTTCTCGATGACTTCGTCTGTGTCTAAGATCTTCTTTTTGTTAAGACAGTAGTAACCGACAACTCTGTCCTTACGACAATCCATCAATTGCTGCAGGTCTTTATCACCAGAAACCACATAGATTTCCTGGGATACCAAGTCGCTGTAGACCACAGAAGCCACAAGGTCATCAGCCTCATGTTCCATTGAACGTATCTGTGGACAAGACCACAACCAGTCAACGTGATCTTGAAAACTGGCCCGATGGTCATCGTAGCCCTCAGGCTTTTCACCACGAACCTTCTCAGACTTGGATTTTCCATCCCAGCACAGTATAGCTCTGGTGGCCTTGGTGTGGTTGATCACCCCTAAGAATGATCGTATTCCAGCAATCACCGGATCAGTTCCAGAGCGTTGAGCAGCGAAAAATGCACGAGCATACAGGCTGCTAGCATCGATGACTATGTCAATGTCTGTGGGGCTAGATTTCATTGTTCAGCATTGATGGATCGAATGGCGCTGGCTCCTTGTTGGCCTCGTTGTGCCACTCAATGAACCAGTCAAGTGCATAATCTGGAACCTGTAGAAGGTCCACATTCATGTTTCGGCAATTAGTTGCCACCATCCACACCCGGTGCCACCTGTCGTACAGGGCCCTTTCGGATTCTCTGACGAAAAAACTCGGAGTCCAGCTGGACCGGCACGCTGAACTCCACCTTGCATCTATTGCATGAGTACTTGATCTCAGTGCTCAGGTGAGGGTCCAGCTCACGCCGCATGAGATTAAAGTAAAGCTGATCAGCCGGAGAAAGAGCTCCGTACCAACGATCAACCTCCTCCAACGAGTCAGGCTTTCCACCACCAACAGCAACAACGCCCCATAGCAGCTCGGCTGACTCTCGCCTTACAGTCGCATTTTCAATCTCAGTCCGTTGGTCCAGACGTTGAACATCGCCCACGGTGAGAGGTCGGATTGAAACTTCGTCCTTACAATCAGGCAATGTGAAATTATCATAGCCAATGTATCCATCGGCCTTGGCACCAACCATCTCCATATCATCTGGGATACGGATGATATCCTCTGGGTGTACAAAGCCACAGGCTGTACACTTAGCCTGATGGGCATAGACAGAGTTGTTTCTCATGGCCCGTGAGACCAAGAGAATGGTTTGAACATCACTATACACCAGTTTCTGGACTGGGCATTGGCCAAGAGGAACAACACGCTGTACGGCCTGAACAAGGAAATCATTAGGCGTAAGTCCCTGGTTCTTTACCACCCAATCGTCCATCTTGGAATCCCATGGATAGATCGTGATCTCACCCTTTGGAAAGTGGTCCAGTGTGGAGAAACCACCAGACAGCAAGCGAATCTTCTTGGAGAATTTTTCTCGTGTCGGCCGAAAATCCTGAATGTTACTCTTGATCGCCATGACACTAAGAACATGCATCGGTTCATGTTCTTGAAAGGTATGAACGTTACTTTCGCCTTTTCAGGTCCCTGTAATGCTGGAAAGACTACACTAATGCACAAGATCAAGGACCGGTTTGGCAGCAGGGTCCACATTGTGGGTGAGTGCATCAGAGACAAGATCACATCAATTGATGTGGTCAGAAACTCGGCACAAAACTACTTCAGACTGCAGCAGAAGGTAGTGATGGAGAAGATTCGCCTTGAGGATGAAGCTCAGCATGGCAGTGGCAAGTTGATCCTAGTGGACAGAAGTTTGGCCGACTCACTTTTCTACACGACTTTCTACATTGATATCAAGGCTCTCACTGAGAATCAAAAGGTTGAGTATGTCAATTTCGTAAAGACAGTCACTGAGACAGCCAAGGCCAAGAAAAGGTATGACATCGTGTTCATGATGCAACCACTGCCCATCACGATCAAAGACCCCATGAGGCCGAATGATCTGATGGTCACTCAGACCATTGAGCACCAGCTCATTGAAACTTTGAACATTGGTTTGTTTACAGGATTGTCCAAGTTGACTAAGGTAGACGTACGCAAGGAAGAAGACCAAATCCTCAGTGCCTGCGAGGAAGCCTTGTCAGAAATTGCATGAACCTCGTCGTAGACAACGTACCACAAGCATTCTCCCAACTAAACAGACACCTCAGTGAGTCAGGCTCCGAGGTATCTGGATATTTGGAGGCCATTAACGCTAGGATTGTAATCAACAACCCTCAGCAGAGGGTGGCCGCTGTTCGTAGTGACAACGGCTGCTTTGTCCCCTACATGGGACTTCAGTGGGCATGGTATGCCTATACACACCAAGACACGGCCCTGAAAGAATACTACCCAGAGGCCTGGCAGAGAGCCACTAAAGGTGATGTTAACTCAAACTACGGTCAGTATGTTTGGGCTGAATCACAATTCCAAAACTGCTTCAAGTTGTTGCGTGATGATCCTAACACACGCAGAGCGGTGATCATGTTCAACCGAAAGGAGGTGGCCATGTCATCTACAAATGACCATATCTGCACTACGTCTCTTCAGTTTTTGGCTCGTGATGGTCAACTTCACTTGATAACCACTATGCGGTCCAACGAATTGCACTTTGGATTTCGCACAGATGTAGTGTTCTTCACAATGCTTCAAGAGATTATGGCCACAATTCTTGGCCTTAAACTTGGTACTTATTGCCACAATGTTGGGTCACTCCATGTTAAGAAAGACAAGATCACACACGAACATGTCACATTGATTGACTGGCCCAAGTTTTGTTTCGCAGAGCTACCACACCTCATTGAACTCAGACAGTTCTTTAACCCAAATCCAAAATTTACCAAAAGCACGTTTGAACTGACCAACCTTTTACAAGACAATCTCAGATTTTTTAAGTCATGAATCTTCTGCTTACACTGGGCCACAATTCATCTGCAATCCTGACTGATAATGACCAGCGAATCACTGCTGGTTATGAAGAGGAGCGCCTTAATCGAGTCAAGAGCTCCTCTCAATTTCCAAAGCTTTCGATTGAGGAGTGTTTCAAGAATACGTCAGGCCATGAACATGATAGGGGCTATCTTTACGTGTCCCACTGGTTTGACGATTTTGACTTTCATCGCAATGGCTTCAGCGACAAACACTGGGATCCGTACCAAGTCAAGGCCATCTGTGATTCACACAATATGGAACTGGTGACTCTAACATCTCAGTTCACTCATCATGATGCCCATGCTTGGGCTGCACGAGCTTTCTTTGAGGCGCACAGCCTTCCTCTGGATCCCATCCACATCTGCGTGGCTGATGGTTTTGGCAACAAGGAGGAAGTCTTCTCTGTCTACAAATGGACTCCTAAGAAGGAGAGCATGCAGTTGGTCCATCGAGTGTATGGCTACGAAAACTCGTTGGGCTTGCTTTACCAATATGCTACATCATACTGTGGCATGAAGGAAAACCAGGATGAGTACAAATTCCTGGGATATGAGACTTGGGTGGATGATGTCCTGACTAACAAGGAAATCGCTGATCTTCAAAATGAAGCATCGGCCTGGGCATCAAAGTATCGTTCAGCTCAAAGTCCTCAAAGCACCAATAAGTCATACATCAATGTGGATCGACTGATCCAAGTTAAGAATGACCTGTGGGCCAAGTTTGATGTGGTGATTGAGACAACCACAGGCAAGAGCAAAGCAAGCTTTAGCAAGAGTGACTTGCGTAAGATCATTGGCCACTTCGTCCAAAGTGTGATTGAAGCCTACTACACTGATGTGATCGAGGAATTCTCGATTGACAACATCATCGTCACTGGCGGTCTGCACTACAATGTTAAGCTGAACAACCACATCTTGGCCAGAATTCCTGGTGAGTTCTGCGCCACTCCTCTGGCTGGTGATCAAGGTGCAGCCATTGGTTTGATGCGTTATCACGAGGGATCAGTCCTTGGTCTTGACAGTTTACTTTGGGGACACAGAGACCTCTCAATACCAAACACTCTTGTGGCCAATGGCCATGAGTTCAAGCCGGGTCACTTCTACTTCAACAACAAGCAGAGCTATGTTGATTTTGTGGTTTCTCAGCTGAAACTCAATAAAATTGTGAACACAGTGACTGGACCCATGGAATTTGGTCCTAGGGCCCTGTGCAACACAACGACATTGGCTCTGCCCACAGAGAAGAATGTGGCCACTATCAACTCACTGAATGGCCGTGACACTGTCATGCCCATGGCGCCAGTGATGTTGAAGCAATACGCCCACGAGTTTTTCAGCCATCAGGACATCAGTCGAGTGGCTGGTTCACTTGAGTACATGATTCTTACCTTGGATTACCATACCACTGTGGATGTCAACCGATTCCGGGGTGTTATGCATCCCTATCCAAAGTTTGGCCGAAAGTACGGTTACTCTGGGCGTCCTCAGTTGATTGAAGTCAACAACATTCAACCGATCTCCAACATCTTGCGTGGAATGTACCCACAGCATCCAGCACTGATCAACACATCGTTGAATGTTCATGGTGTGCCGATTGTCTTCTCAGCCCAAGACGCCATCAATGACATGGCTTTCAACTTGGATGAGGCTCGTGATCAAGGACTGGAACAACCCATCCTTGTTATTGGAAACTTCAAGTGATCATTCTAGAAGTCCAACAGTCGCTGCAAGTGGAAACGCCCAAGGGGCGTGGTCGCGTGTGGCTGGTGACAGATTATGGCTGTGAGATTGAAAAGCTATTCACGGTCATTCTGGATGAATCTGGCGAGATTTGGGAGTTCACCAACAAGGATGTCAGAGCCACGTCGAACACAACGATGGGCAGAAAATCTTGTTTACAGTCAAAACCAATTAAAGTAGAAGAAGCTTGATGAAACTCAGTGATCTAAACAAAGAGCAAGCCATTCAGACCCTGAATAGGGTTGAGAAAGCGCTTGCTACAAAGTTGACTAAGTCAGCTATCGTGGCTGAGCTAGCCTCACAGAAGCTGTGCTCACCCAACTCCAGTGGTATTGAAAATACCTTGATTAAGGTGGCCACCAATCATGGCTATGTGCCACCACTCTTGGCCAAGCTTATGGGTGTCAAGCCCAATGTGGCTGGAAATGAAAAGTCTCACCCTTGGATCGACAAGAAGGAGGGTCTTCCTCCGGTCCCTCCGACCCAGACGAGCAAGGCCGGTCCAGCCTCTACCCAAAAGGCGGAGCGACGTCTGGTGCCAACCACGGCGTTTGTCCTCAACGGAGTGAACCTGAGGGCCATCTCGATTGTGGAAATCGGCAAGAAGTCCTCAGAGCTTTACCTGAAAGACGGGACCGTGGTGACATCCTCAATCACAGAAGAGACCTTCTTGAAAAACTGCAAGGTACTCGAACTCGGCGACTGATTACAGTCTTAAGAGCAACCAACAAGATTGGTCAAGTAGTCTATGGTCCACTCGCATTCTTGGGCGCTTACCTTCTAACAAAAGGTATATGGCAAGTCTCAGTAATACCAACTCTATGGTTTATTGGAATTGTGGCCAGCCAAGCAGTCTATGGTCGCTGTGTGATTCTAGAGTACATCAGCCGTCTTAAGAAGAAACTTCCCAAAGGTTCAGAAAAAGAAAATTACCTGCTTAAAGACTTTTCGGCTTGTAGAAAAGCCCTAGTCGTTAAGGACTACAAACACCTAACCATTATTACTCATGTCGAAGAAAAAGCCGATCTTCATTATGCTGAAGAGTTCAGAAGGTACGTTGGCAGTCAATGCTGATGATATCAAACGTGTTGTCATCAATAAGTCTAAGATGACTGCAGACATTCACACGTCTGAGCACTATGCATCTTTCAACTTTGGCAAAGACCTAGAAAAATCTGTGTCCAAGTTGGAGGACTCCATCTCCAAGCGATACAATGTTGTCCACATCTCGTCTGAAGTGTCATGCCAGACATGTGATGACGCCTACACAGCCATCTTGAAAGTTTCTAAGGATGGAAGTGACACTTACATCTGGCCCAGTGGGTTGACTTCCATCAAGATTCAAGGTGACACCATTGATATTGGCGCGCATGGCATCGATGACTTGATTAGTGTCAAGCTTAATGAGGCCATCAGCCTTAATTCAGCCACTGAGGTTTTCAAGTTGCTGAACTGCCACTGAGTTAGTAGCAAACATGAAAACGGCCCAGAGTGAAAACTCTGGGCCGTTTTGGTGTAAGATAGATTAGACAGTAACGATCAAGCTACTTGGCTGAATTGGATAGTAACGGTCAACCATCAATGTGAAACCCAGATTGACTGGAGTGTTGCCAGTCTTCATGTCAGCGTCTGTTGGCTTCAAGCCTGTGATGAAACAACCTTCAAGCTTGTAGACCAAGCCTGTCTTGAGGACGTCAGAGGCATCACTGCCACCCAATGCATTGGCATTGGCAATCTGCTTGGCCATGTCTGGAACCAGCCAGCGGAACTCACCGTTGCACTTTACAGCAGATGTAAGACCCACACCACCAGTAACTGGGTTGGAGATGAGGTACATCCACTTGTAAAGGATCTGAGCAGTCTGCTGTGAGAACGCATATCTCACTGGGATAGCGATCTCACTGTTGGCCGCATCAGCACCAATCTGGTGGTTGGTCTGATTCAGGTACTTGGTATCAAACCCCTGCACCTTCATGTCAGGGAAGGGGAATGACTCCACAGCGAATTGAACCTGCTCGTCCCATGTGCCAGTGCCACCGATGGAAGGAGGAAGGTTCAGGCTGATCTTGAATAGATCAGCGCGCTGTTGATCGATGCCAGTACCACCAGTGGTAGCAATGCTACCCCAGGTGTTTTTTGTGTTCATTTTGGCCATAACAGAAGGTATTAAATTTTAAGTCTTAGGCGTTCAACTGAGCACCACTGCGGTTCACAGTGAGGTTCAGGAAGATCCGTTCAGCCGTGCTGGTAGGCACGATGCCCAAATCAATGATCACCTCACGAAGAGCACGAGTCTCAGCGTTGTTGTTCGAACCATCGACAGTCAACTTGTACTGATCCACACCACGTTCATTCTGGACACCGTCCATGAACTGGGTAATGGCTTGGTTCAGCTGAGCGAGAAGCACGCTGTCATTCGGGTCGAACACAAACTGGCGAGCAACCGCACCGATGTTAGCAACGATGTAGTTCACCAGGATCGCCACGTGCAGCTCCATCAGTTTGGAGTCAGCCACCTGAAGAGTACGGTCGCCGTAGACTTGGATACGCCCATTGTTGCTGACAATCAGGTTGACATTGCTGTCATAAGCCTGAGTCTTAGAGGAGAAGTTGATCGTTCTGAACTGAAGACCCTGGGCGTTATCGCAGAAACCACGATACTCACCAGCCGCAGCGTACCAAGGTTTGTCGTTGTTGAACGTACGAGCCATGCAGCGGATAACCTCCACAGAGGGTGGAACCCGCCGAGTCTCAGTGGTGTAAGGATCAATGATATCGACCCAGTTGGCAAACAACGCACCGTGCCAGTCATCAATCTTGGTACGACCAGCGTAAGTTCCGGTGGCATTCCGCCAATCAGCATACTGGCGAGGAACCACAGATTCAGCCACATCCAGAATTGCAACCGCGTTGAGAACACGAGCAACTTGGACGAGATTCTGCTGAAGGTCTGAATCCACCGCGCCAGGGATGGCCAACACATTGACTTGGTAGTCAGTCTCATTTCTGAACGACTGGAACCCAGTGTAGAGATCAGTCGTTGGATTGAGATCGCCGATCCAGTCAGAGTTCTCAGTGTTGGCACCGTTGTCACCACCAGTGAAGTTAGCAACGTTGGTCTTACCACCGAGGTTGGCGATGTTCCAACCATCGAGGGTGTTCGCAGGAGCCACATCAACCACCAGGAAGTCATCCGCAATGTTGTCATAACCAACTCGCACGTAGGCAGAGTTAGTGTTGACATAGGTTGGGAGATAGGTTGAAGCTGTGGGATCAGCGAAGGTCAGGTTATCCAGTGTCTCGACCAACTCAGTGTTGTAGAAGACGAGCATCTTCTTGGTACCAGAGGCAGATCCAGGAGCAATGCTAGCCACAAGGTTTGAATTGGTGGCTGAATCAGAGTTCGCCCAGGTTCCCTCAGATGAGGCGAACAAGTGGAGAAGACGATAAGTATTGAAAGCACCACCACTGTCAAGGCCGTTGGCGCGCTTGACCTTGTAGATGTAAGCCGCAGTGTAAGTGGCTTGGAGAGGCAGAGCTTGATATCCCAGTGAAGTTACACCCGAAGGATACAGTGTGATAGTGCAACCACCAGTGGTGTTGTTTGGCACCACAGACTTAACAAGCACCTCGCCAGTATCAGTCGCCAGGCTAACAGCTGGATCAGCTGATGTGCTGATCTTGATTAGATCACCAGCGGATAGAGCCGCAGCAGTCATGTTGCCACTAGCAGCTGAACCAGAGCCAGTGAAGGAGGTCAGAGCAGTGTAGGTGAAAGTGCTACCAGAGGCAGACAACAGAGTGTAAGTGCCGTTGAAATTGCCAGCCGTGGATGTAACATTCTCAATCTTAATCTGATCGCCAGTGGTGTAACCATGGGCTGAAGCAGTCGTTACTGTGACCGTTCCAGAAACAGCTGCAATTGAGTTAATCTTGAGTTTTCCAAGATTATCAGTGCATTCGAGAGTAAAGTCACCTTTAGTTCCAGCAACTGTGGCACTAACTGCAGAGCCAACCTCGTTGGTTACGAAAGTGAAGGCCGACAGAAACGCCTCAGCTGAGGTAGCAGCACCAGATTGGGTGCTGCGATAAACCGTGGAACCATTGGCGTAAGCATAGTCGAGAGCCTCGTCAAGAGTAATAGTGCTAACACCAACATTGCTGACGAGAGCATTCGAGGTCGTCTCAACTTCACCAGTTGCATCGATGATACGAACGTAATCACCCACAGTAAAGTGATTGGCGTTCGTCACTGTAAGAACTGTGGCTCCCAGGGAAGCTCCACTGGAGAGAGTAGCCGTCGACTCATACTGGTGTCCAATGCGGACGATCAAGCTGCTGCCGCTGTAATCAGCGACTGACGCAGCAGTCACGGCCAGCTGACCGGCCCAACCTGAATCGTTGGTGATGTTAGAATCACCGAACTTATTAGCAAACTCAGTGAGTGAATTTACAAGAGTTGGTGTGCTGAACGGTCCCTTGTTAGCGATGCCGGTAAGTCCGCCACGAAAACGACTGAGAGTGACAGGAGCGAAGCTCTTGTCGATTACTGAGGCGTAGAACCCCGGGAAGGTCGTAGGTGAGGTAGCCATAAATTCTGTTCTAATTACTTTTGTCCTTTAACTCCATGAAATCTTCGGAATGCATCCATCGTGCGATCGATGTTGGCTTCTTTAGGCGTGGGCATCTCTGAGGCGCCCAACATTCCCTCAGAAACTGTAGCTCCAACTGGGTTGGATGAGTTGCCCACAACTAGCTCAACTTTGGGCTTCTCCTCACGACCTTCACCAGTGATGTCTCCGATAGATCGAAGGAACTCGCCTGGAGGACGAGGCATTTCAAAAGATGGCAAGCTCTCCTCAACACTCTTGGAATCATTGATCTTAGATTCCTGTATTTTTGGAGTCTCAACCTTCTTGACTGACTCTGTCCTGACTGTGTTAGTCGGGCCAGCGGCTGGTTTCTCACCCAGTATTGTTGACAGCGCAGGATCACGGTTGGGAACCAACGATGGATCCAACTCCTTTGTGGCATTAGGAGTGGTGTCAGGAGCCACAAGTGCCAGTGAAGGTTGCAGCAAGTCTTCCTTGTCCAAGCTGACAGTATTCGACGCAACTTTCTTAGCGTCTTCAACTTCCTTGGTGGTCAGAAGCTTGTCTGCATCATCAGGTATCAGACTCTTCTCTTCGGCTTCACCGAGAATTGACTCGATGGCCGATCTCTTCTTTTCAACCTGATTCACTCTGTCTCTCAGCTTGGCCATGATCTCTGGTGCTGGATTTACCAGCACTGGAGCCACGTCAGCTGTGACAGTTTCAGACACCGGCTTGCGCTTACGTCTCAAGTGAGGTAACACCTTTCGACGTGGTTGTTGGTGAGTAGACGGAGCTGGGTTCACCATCACTGGGACGACTTCAACAGCGCCCATGGAACCAGTGCCGGTAAACTCACCAAGTATGCGTCGAACGGAATTCACCTTAAAGAGCGATAAGTTGATTGACTTGGAGTGGAACTTCGTCACCATTGTGCAATTGCACGGTGGCCAAACCACTTTCAGTGTCGATCTTCTTGACTTTGCCCTTTAGACCCGCAGTTGGGAACGTGGGATCATCAATGATCGCTACGTCACCACCAACCTTAACATTGTTAAGGCCAAGAGCTGTGTTAGCAGCCTCAACAATGGTTGTTGGCTTCTTAAGGTCGACCTTTTCAAGGGCCTTTTCTAGGATTTGCTTGGCATTCATGTTGCGATTTAACTACTAGTACGAGACATCGATTTTAGAATATCGTTCCCGATATCCCGGCCTTCAAACCAGTCTGTGCCACGGGTAAGTCGTGACAAGGTTTCATCTGAAAAGCCCTGTGCAGTAATAACAACAGATGAGTCTTGGACTTTCACGTCGAACTTGATGTCCAATGCTAAAGCCTTCATCTGCTCCTTCAAATTGTTTACTCTGGTGTCCAGATCTGGCAATTGAAGTTTTCTGGTATTGTCAACAAAGTCCTGGAATAATGACTCAGCCACTGCCATTCTTTCGGAATAGGTGGCCGAGTTTAGAGTGTCTGACAAGGCTTCATTGGCAATGGTGGCCATGTCAATCATAGACCTTTTCTAACCTCCCGTTGAGCCAACTGGCCAGCTGGGCTCATCTCAACTGGGTGAACATATGCAACATTGACCAAAGGCTTAGCGTCACCCTCTGGCACGATAGAGCATTCCACATACATGCCCAACCACACGTTGGTTTGTTGCCAGAATGCCTCTGGTGGTAGCACCACGTTGATTACAGCATAGCGATAGCCATTCCAGAAGACCATGTCACCTCTTTCAGGGAAATAGTCTATGTGCTCCTCCCTTAGGATGTTGTTGGCCAGCCAGAAACGATCGTTCCTCTTTGGAACAAGACCTTGCGCAGTCAGTGTCCAATTGGGCTTCTCAAAGTAATTTATTGCCGGAATGTCAATCTGTCTTGAAAAGCCGGTTCTTTCGGGCAACGGAACATGCCACAACGTGTCAATCTGAGAGTTATTTCGGTCCACTTCCATGAACCGCGGGAACGGTTGTGGAGAATGCTTCCTTACGTATTCTGCCTGAATACGTAAGGCTGTCTGAGTGTCATACCGTTTGAAAACCTCAGGGTCATACAACCACTCTTTTCGTTGATTGAATCTCACAGCATAACTATGTTCTCACTAAATAGACTACGCAAGGAAGCTGAAAATCTGGACCCGGATGATGGAATTAAGTTGTCATCTGGGTCTGAGATCTCCATAATCTGTGAAGCAGGCACCAGAGTTGATGTTCCAAGAGACCTTGCTAAAAAGGTGTTTGGCAATGTGGAGAATCTTACAAAACTGCGTGAGTGTTTTTCAGGCTCTGAGAGCCTTGAGTTGCATGACGTGCGTGTCTCTGATGAGGTCTGGGTTCTGATCGAAGAGATCTTCGCGATGGTCGACGAGATATGATTTACAAGGGAATGCCGAATGTCTGCTGCCGTTGTAAAAAATTAAAGGCAGAAAATCTTGGACAGCATAGACCAGGTTACAGGTACAACACCCACGTCTTTACATGTTTTGAGTGTCTGTCAAAACCAAGGGTTGATAGACTCCATCGTAGAAACAACGAGACTCCTCCTGAGAAGGAGGTCAGAATGTGGCTGCAGCAGAACCGTGTGGAAGCTGATGCTGAATTCAAACTGAGCAGCTTCATCTATGACTTTGCCATACCCAAGTTAGGGTTACTCATTGAGTTGGACTCCAAGAGATACCATTCAAACAAGAGACACCGAATTCGTGATGGCGCTAAGGACAAGAATGCTGCTGATCAAGGCTGGACTTTGAAACGAGTTCGGATCGGTCCTCACATGGTCCTTGACGTTGAGAGAGCCATCATCGAGCAAAAATCAACAATTCGAGAATAAATTGTTTACAAAATACCTGGGTCTAGTATACTCATCACGATATGTGCGCTATTATTGGCTGGAAAGGTAAGATTGGCAAGGGATTTCTCCGTGAGTTTTTTAGACGCGCGGAGGCCTCAGGCCCCATGTCCACTGGTCTCATGACCATTGATGACGTGGGAAAATACAAAGGTGGAGGTGAGCCTACGCTTGATCTCTGGAAGAAAGCTATCACAGCTTCTCAGGCCTTGAGAAACCACAACCACAGGCTTGATCGTCAGTCGACCCACTCCATGGGGATTGGTCACACACGCTATGCAACTCATGGACGTATCTGTGATGAGAATGCCCACCCATTCTCAGACGGCGGTGCGCATTTTGTGCACAATGGAGTGATCAGCAACTATCGTCAAATCAAGTCTGATGCAATTGTGGATTCTCAGTGTCTTGGACCTCTCATCCACGCACGTAATATCGCACCTGCTTGGGGATCTGTTGGTCTGGCTTGGTTTGAAAAGATCAATGGCCAGTGGAAGATGTTCGTGTATAGACACCAGCAAAGCCTGATGGTTGCACAGGGAATGGTGGTTGGAGACTGCGGAACACTGACGCCCGCAGTTCTGGTCGCATCACGGTCTCACCACTTTCCTAAAAATCACATCCACAACATGACCACACTCGAGCTGCAAGAGGGTGTGGCCTATGAGGTGACCAATGATGGCATTGTTGAAGCTTGGCGTAACTCAAGTAAAGCCCAGACATTCGTCCGCGAAACCCACAAGAATGGGTGCTACATCGGTGGTTAAGACGTGGGTATTATTGTGCGCACGTACCGACCGTCAGTGAAAGAATCCGGTGGTCCCTTTGTGGACAATGAAGTACTGATGTCATTGAGATCAATCGGTTGACCTTTGGCCACATAGTCTGAGGTGTCTATAGCACCATCAGCATTAGACTTGGCAATGTTAGAAACAAGGAATTCTCCACGTTGGAGTTTTATGGTAGACGTGGATGTGCCTTTTGTTATGACATGAGAAACAGCTGTAACGGTGTATAGACCTCCCCAGGGTGACTGTTGGGCTGACGCCGAATTTAGCGTCATACGAATAATGTCATTGATCTGAATTGGGTAGCCCTTCTCAATTGTCAGGGTACAATTCATAAGATCAGCTCTTGCCCAATCATAGTTCGATTGGGCCACCGCCTTGAGTTCATCCAGCCTGTTGGCTGATGGATGCATGCTGATGAACAAACGACTGAGTGGAGTCAAATCTGGCGCTTGATTGCCATGATTCACGACCTTGTTGGCGTCTGACTCAAATGCGTAGGCTTGACCCTCATAGGGATCTATGCCAAGAACCTTTACGCCTGGACCACCTTCATCCACTGCATCTTGCACTCTGCTTGACAGGACCACCTTTGTTCCGGACAAGTTGAACACATTCGCATTGCGAATGGTGGCTGCGTAGTTGAGAGTGTGGAAGTGTAGAACGTTGTCTTGTACGAAGTAGCGAAAACCACCCTGTCCAAACTTGTTGATTGCTCTAGGAGCCAATCTTGCTAGGAAGTCACCGTCTGTTTGGGTGCTCTGTATGAATGACCAAGAACCCTCTGTGGGTTCGACCATGTAATTCAGCCCGTTGTCAACAGCTATCTTCTCGACGATTGACTGGATAGTGCCATTGTGGAACCTCGTCTTATACTGTCGTTTAGAGGCCTCAAGAAAATCACCAGTAATGAAAGTTACAGAATAGCCCTTTCCTAACGGAACAATGTCCGTGTATAGCAGAATGTGGTCCTGCCATGGAAACCAAAATATGCCCTGTCCCTGAGTTACACCGATCCTTATCTGAACATTTGGAGTGGCCTGAAGTATAGAATTCTTTGTGAGAATGTCAACTACGTCCAAATTGACTGTTGAAAACTGATGGATGTGTCTCGCCGGCTCATTGATAGACAGTGTTATCTCTGAGCGCTCGTGAACCAAGTCAGGGACAGTCTTGTACCCGTCAAACTGGATATGAAGACTGATCTGAACTTGGAATGTGCCGTCAACCTGTAGCTGGCCCTTTTCAATCATTTTTGACCCAGGATGCGACTAGTCACATTGGGTCTTGGGCCTCTTCCACCTTTTGGCATTGATGAACCAGCAAGACCTGGGTGTTGAACAGGACCACGCTTACCTGATGTGCTAGCTGATACGTCGTTTGACTTCATGGTCCCATCGTTAGTGGGATTGACGATCTGCTTGTTGACTTTCAAAAACAGATTGACACCAGCTGGGCCCATCTGTTTCAGTCCACTGCGACGAGCATACCGCTTAGCGTCAGCGGGGAGATTCAACTTGTGGATATCGTCTCTCACAGAGAGTTCCAAGGAAGTTGATCAGCGCTGATATCGAATGAAGGAGGATAGAGTTGGTTGACCCCACCAGTCTCATTGATGTTAACGCTGGCCATGATTTCCCAGTTGATCAAGGCTTCCATCTGAGCACGAACTGTGCTAGTGCCAGAAGTACAAGCAACCTCGAGTACAGTTTGTGTGGGTGTAAAGTCTAGTGACTTGAAGCCTGAAGCAACAAGAGTCACGGGTGATCCAACGTTGGTACGTGTGCCACTCGAGACATAGGCGTTGTCCACACCTTTGAGCTGTAGAGTAACAGTCTGGTCACCCACATTCTGGAAAATAAGTCTGGACTTAACAGCCTCAGGAGCCAGGTTGTCGACAGCCAGGTTGCGAAGACGCAGTGTGGTATAGCCATTGACCGCTGTGAAATTCAGCGGAGCTACACGAGCCAGTGGTTGAGGATATTCTCCAGGATTCATTTGGAATTATTGTTGTGGCACTCCAAGCTTCTGGAGTTCCTGTTCAAGGTTGGCAACATCGTTGGCCTCATTGCCCACAGCGTTGGCCTCTTCTGCAGCACCAGCCTCATCTTCAGCGGCTGCTACCTCCTCAGTGGCCTCTTCCTTGGGCTTCATCTCAGCCGTAAGGGCTTGGATGCTGGTGCTCAAGGCTTTGATGCCATTGTCAATGCTCTTCAGCAAGTCCAACGCATTAGAATGAGCAGCTTCACCCTCTGTGGGAGGGGTTTGCGTCTCAGCATCCTCGATTAGCTGACGAATGATTGAAAGCTCTTCAGTTAGAGGTCTCATATTGCACAAACTATCTACCGCTATTGGATTCATAGACTCGTTGGGCTTGTTCTTTTCGGGTTTAAGATTGATGGCGGGTGGCTTAATTTTTTGAGCCTGTTCAACATTTTCAGGCATCTCAGGCTGTTCAACTTCAGGCGGTTGTGGCAACTCAGAGGCCTCGGGCTCCTCTGTGGCGGGTATTTCGGGCAGCTCGGCAGGATTGGGCTGAGGTTGACCCGCCCTTGAAGCTGCTTTGGCCGCAGCAAAACGAGCATCACGAGCTCTAGCAGCAGACATCTGTTGTGGCAGATTGGTCCATCTATTATTGGCATATGACACCAGGCTGGAAAGCACACCGTCTGGTGTCTTTATTCCAGTAAGTGGCAAGTCCCACATAACACCCTGAAGGTAGTTTTTAAGCGCCAGTATATGCTTACAAAGACCCGGTCGGTTGGTGGGGTTTGTAATTCTAGGAGCCCTGTTCAAGGCTTGGTTCATCGAACCAGCTCCAACTTTACTGGCTCCTCTTTGCTTATTGGTCCAAGCCCAACGATAGCGGTAGTCTTGACACGTACAGTCAACCAAGCAAGGTATCTCTGTAAGAGCTTGGCTCTTCTTGGGACGGTTAAACTTTATGTAGCCATGATGGCGCAAACCCGTTGTGGATGGGTTTGACTTAAAGTTGAAAATATGGTACTGGGCATCGTCAAAGGCCTTGATCTCCAGTGGAGGGCCCTTGACGGTGTTTGACCGTACAATTCTCTTTGGCTCAGAAAGATTGAAGAGCTGTGAAAAGCTCAAAGCCTCACAGAGACACTTTCCAGGCCGGTGATTATGCTCTTTTAGGCTGTTTTTCAATGTTTTGAAATGGTTTTACCACGCCTTTACCATCGATGGCCTGTTTAAGATTCTGGCAATACATCACCATATCTTGAGGTTCAACGTCAAAATAAGACTCGATACTGGAACGAACTCTCATCACACTCTGTGGCGATTTGGCCACGATGGTGATAGCCGGTTTGGTGTCAGTAATCTCAGAGGGAGGCTCAGTGGCTGTGGTGAAAAGCTTTTGCAGTGACGATATTTTGTTGGCCGGAGTGTAATCAGTCAGCTCCTTGTAATCAGCGTCCAAAACCTTTATCAAGGTTTGAGGCTTGACTAGACCACGAGTGATGTAAGACTTTACTTGTTCAAAGGTAAAATCACCATCAACACCATTGATCTCATACCAATAGTCAGTTCCACTCAGTTTGACAACATCACTCTTAGGGCTCATGCGAGCCAGTGATGAGCTCTTGTTCACAATCACCAAGCCATGAGATTTTACTAGCTCATCCACCAAAACATCAGGCTTGTGGGTGATGGCCACAGCGCCTGTGTTGAGATCATCCACAAAGGCCTCCGTGGCTTTGTCAATGTCCATTGGCACATAAAAGCTGCCGCCCTCAATGTATTGTTGACTAGACGTCAAAAAGACAGTTCCGTAGGGCACTGACTCCATCAATGGTGTTCTACAAAACATTATACTAACTACGATGTCACAGTTCAAGCTTCGGAAAATCTACCTTAAAAACTGGATGACAGTCCGTGAGCAGGAGATAGAGTTTCCAAGCCATGGCCTGGTTTTTGTCTCAGGCGTTGATGAGTCATCCCAGTTTGAGTCCATTGGCTCAGGTAAAACCAGCCTGGGTGAAGCACTCAGCATGGCCGTGTGTGGTATTCGAGGACGATATGCTTCATTGGGTCACTATAGCACTAATGAGAAAGGCAACACACTTGTCAAGGTTGAAGGCAGTTTTGGTGGCAAAGACTTGGCTATTGAGATGGGCTACAAGTACAAGGAACTGTCAAAAACAGGTGAGGGTCTTAGGTTCACTTTAGATGGTTCAGCCATTGCTAGATCCCACGTAAACCTGACTAGAAATGAACTGGGACAAACTCTTGGAATAACCCCAGAAGTGGCCATGTGGTCTGTCTATGTGGATGGCGACCAACTGGATTTTAGCTCGCTATCTCAAACTGAGGCTGTCGAGTTGATGATGTCTGCATTGGGACAGCCATCATGGTCGTCATACTACGACAAAGCCAAAAAGACCTTGACTGAGTTGAAGAGTGATGTTGCGGCCAAATCATCATCAAAAGAAACCCTCTTGGAGCTCATTGATACAACCAAGCAAAGTATCATCAAGGCAAGTGAAGCCCTAGACCGAGAGAATCTGGCTTTTGAATCTCAGAAGGAAACCATGGCTCAGCAACTGACTGAAACCCAGCAGAAGCTTGGAGTGATTCAAGACCAGATTAAAGAAAGGGCCAACAAACGCAAAGACATCAAGGCCAAGATCAAGAAAGTTGAGGATGAATTGGCTGAGCAAAACAAGGCTTTAGAGATCGTTGAGATGCGCTTAAGAAACGAGAAAGCTGCCATCTCACAGGAGAAAAAGCCACTATCTCAGCTGGAAAATCAAATCAGCAGTGAGCACTACAGAAGTGATTTAGACCTTAAAAGCCTGAAGCTTAAGCCCAAGGAGTGTCCCACGTGTAAGAAGCCGTGGGACAAAGGACCATCTGATAGTGACATTGAAAAGGCCACGAACAAGGTCACCCAGGTCTTAGAAAAGCTCAGTGGCATCAGGGCCCAGATTGACGAAATTACTAACAGAGAAGACGCCAAGCAAGATGAGATTGACGAACATCAGAAGAAACAGCGTCAGCTGAATGTCAAAGACCAAGTCAGAGGATTCTCAACTGAGTTGGACACTTTAGACCGGTTGGATGCCAAAGCTGCAACTGAGTGCACAGCCCTCAGCGTACAAGTGGCCTTGTTGAGTAAAGGCCCTTCCAATTCTGGAGTGGTCAAGGCCCAAGGAGTCTTGGACTCCAAGCAAGCTAGTCTGGTCGAATATGAAGGAAAACTGGCCAGCGTCCAATCTGAATTGGAAGAGAACCAGCAGCTTTGCAAAGTGGTTGAGTATTGGTCAGGTGCTTTCAACTCATCCGGCATTCCCAACATGGTGCTATCAAGGTCTGTCGATCCACTGAATCAAGTTTCAATGGCTCTGTCCCACAGAATGTCTGGAGGTACCCTGGGCATCACTTATGAGACAACCAGAGAGTTGACCAACGGAGCTGACAAAAACTGCCTGAACATAAAGGTGAAGAATTCCAGAGGTGCTTCCAGAGTGGCTGGCAATTCAAAAGGTGAGAGTGGCCTGACCAACCTCATTGTTGCAGAGACAATCACTGAAGTTGGTCGTGTGTCATCACGCATTGGTTTCCGTTGGTATGACGAGGTCGTCAACTCACAGGATCCAAAAGTACGCAAGTGCATTCTGGCCTATCTCAAGGAAACAGCTCAGAGATTGGGCATACTTATCTTCGTGGTTGATCACCACCCTGAAGTCTCAGCCTATGCTGATCATGTGCTGAGAGCAACCAAGAGCAAGGAAGGTGTCACCACCTTCTCATGGGTCTAAATTCCCTGGTTGGCCACAGTGTTTTGGTTCAGGTTGTTTGGATTCTCCCCAATGCCAACGTACCTGTTTGGTTGAGCCTGACCTTCAGTCAGAGGTACAGTGTTGTAGAGATTTCCAAGCACATCCTGAGCAAAGGCACTCAAGCCACTGAGCTGGAATGGAGAAGTGGCAGCACCACCGAAGTAGTTTGAGAATCCTGGAGCATGCACAAACGTAAAAGAAAACTCAGCCGATGTGGGAACATTTCTGATTCCATTTGGCCCATACTCCGTGGCACCTCTCATCCATGGACCCTTAAGCTTTACATTGACACCAGAGACATAGCCATAGCAACGTATGCCAGGTGCTCCATTACGATCACCAACTGAGATTAGGTCCAACAAACAAGCTGGAGGAAACACAGTTGTGGCCTGACCGGTATTATCACTAAATGAAATGGACTCCTCCTGGCTAACAGACGCTGGAGTTCCATTAGCCGAGGCGTCCTTCGATGGGTTTGGGGCCTTGCCAGAGCCAGTGGTTCCAGATGCAGCCGAATTGTAGTAATTCCCAACAGTAACTGAAATGTTGGAACGATCTACACTATTGTTTATGGGCAGCAGCAACGAGTGCAGCTTTGCAGCCATGATCAAGAGAGACAGTCCACCTTTGCTACAGAAAGGATCCTGGTAGTGCAGAGAAAATGATATGGGTATCTTGAGTGGGTCTGTCTTTTTGTACAGGTGGATGCCGTCTGGAGTGTAAGGAGCGGACGTCTGCCGGTAGTCAGCCTGTCTGGCAAGCTCAACTACCTCTGGCATAGACGGGAAATTGATAACCGTCGAAGACGAAGCTTCGTTGCTTCGATTGCTAGACAAGTAATCAGCCACACCATTGTAAGTTGAGCCCAAAGACACCAGCCGTCCCAACACAGAGGGTCGGCGATCCAGTGGCCGGCTAGTATTAACCGGAGGACTGATGTAGCCTTGTTTTTGGCTTATTGGGTATTGTGCAGGCATAAAATTTTTCTATTTCAATGGGCTCCAGCTCCCATTGATTTTACTCTGATCAATTGCTGGTACTGGTCTTCCTCATCTTGACGCTTCTTAGCATCGTCCGACTGACTCTGAGTTATGTTCACCTGGCGTTCCAAGTATTTTACCATGTCTGTCATCAAAGCAAGTTGTTGAGCTTCGTCCCTGTTGATAGGACGATTCTCAGTTACAAGCTGATTTTGTTGAGCTGCTATGGCATTTCTAAGATAGATGACATCTCTTTGAGCCAACTCATTTTTGAACTGAGCAGCCTGAACATCAGAAATCGCTTGAGTGCCGCCCTCACCTCTCATCATCCCCGCAATCATTTTTTCACGATTAGCGAGCAAATCCCCAAAATTTGTCGTATTTCCACCTGAGCTAACGACAGAAAGTGTCTTTAGGCGTTCAGCCTCAGTCAAGTCCTCGTCAGTGCTGATTGATGCCCCACGAACTTGTGATGAGCGACGAATTAGATCACTTCTAATTTGCTCAGCATTAACTGCCCTGGCATTATCATTTGACTTGTTGATGTCTCTTATTTCGCGGATCAGGTCAACGTCTTTCTTTACAAAATAGGCCGCTAAGGCTGTCAATGCGACAACAGCTATGCCCAACGGAGACAAAAGCGCTGCAAGGCCTTTGGCAATTGGCACAAAAATAACTTTAAGTGGGTTAATCAAGAAATTCATGAACATGGCACCAATGCCAGTCGAAGCACCAGCGGCTCCACCGCCAAGGCCACCAGCAGCCATGGCTCCTGATACCGCTGCACCCACAGTTGTTCCCATCAGCTGAGCATTCAGTGCTCTGACACCAGCCATGGCGACTGGAGCCCAAATAGCTAGTTGACGAATGCTGTTGACTAGTAAGCCCACAGCTCCCACGGCTACCACGCCGCCCACAAATGCCAAGGTTTCAAACACACCTGGAATCTGACGAATGTAGTCAAGCAACCAAGCCACACCCTTAGCCGCATAGGACAGAGCTGAGACAAATGGCCACATGCCAGCAGCCAGTAGTTTCTGAAGGCTTTCAGAGATGGATGAGATAGACTTGCCAAGGTTGGCCACCTCGTTGGAGTAACGTTGATCCAACGTAATAGTGTCCTCTGTTCGAGAATTCAGCTCAGCGGCAGCTTTGGACAGATTGCGTAGTGACGCCACAGAGAGACCTGTCTGCACGGACAAGTCCTCAAGCACTGCTATCTGCTGCAACAGAGGCTGATTTTTAGTCAGCTTATCCACGTACTCACCAAGGC